ATTATATAGATACGTATTATGATGCTTGCTGCTGGACTGAAAGAATCGGAATTGGTGCTGTATCAACAGAACATAGCTGCATGGCTTCAAACTTTGCAGTAGACGGTGATGAAATTACATTTGTAAAAAGACTGCTTACAGAATTATATCCTAATGCATCCTTTAGTATGGTATCTGATACATATGATTACTGGAACATGATTGATAATATTCTTCCGGCTTGTAAAAAAGAAATCATGCAGCATAATGGTAAACTTCTGGTTCGTCCAGATTCCGGGGATATGGTAGAAATTGCTGTAGAGACAATTGAAAAGCTTTGGAATACATTCGGCGGAACAGTAAATAGCAAAGGATACAAAGTGCTTGATCCGCACATTGGAATTATCTATGGGGACGGATGTACTCTTAATAATGTAAAGCAGGTATGGGAAGAACTGAAGAAAAAAGGATTTGCTGCAAACAATATCGTATTCGGAGTCGGAGCCTTTTGCTTCTCAGCAGTTATAGAGCCTGATGGACATATAGTTGTTGTAACCAGAGATATGTTTGGTATTGCTATGAAAGCCACCTATGGAATTGTCAATGGCGAGCCAATTATGATTTATAAAGATCCAAAAACCGACACGAGTCATTTGAAAAAGTCTCATAAAGGGTGTTGTTGTATATATCACGATGACAATGGAGAGCTGCAATGCATGGATGGATTTAATGATGTATTTCGTGACGGAGTATTAAGAACTGTATTTAAAGACGGTGAAATGTATCATAAAGAAACATTTGAAGACATTAGAGAAAGACTAAACGGAGGAAACAAAGATGAGTAAAATTACAGATTATTTATTAAAAGATGATGTAATTGTAGTAATGGACGTAGATGGAGTACTTGCTCCGTATGAGTTCTCTGAATTAAGTCATAGTATGACTGATGATGAATGGGATAGACTTGTAGCTTCCGGTGAGAATCCGTATAAAGATGTGCGTCCGATTAAATTAATGCAAAAGTTTATTCAGAAGAAAGGTATTGACAAAGTATATGCTTGTTCAAAGAGTCCTTCTAGTGAGATCCCCGGCAAAAAAGCTTTTATCAAAAACAACTATGATTTACCTGATGACAATATCTATTTTGTTGCAAATAAAAATACAAAATTAATAATTCTTGAAGAGTTACAAGCAAAGTTGCATTTAAAGCCGTCTCAGATTGCAATTGTAGAAGATACAGTGAAAACTTTGGATTATATTCGTGCACATAGTGATTTTGTAACCGTACATGTTTCATCATTTATGGAGTAAAGAGGAGTAAAGAGAATGAATTTACAAAGTATTAGTAGATATATAAGTCTTATATTAAGACATAAGCCTGAAGTTATTGGTATTACTATAGATGAACATGGTTGGGCGAATGTAGAAGAACTGATTCAGGGTATTGAGAAGAATAATCCCGGATTCAACAAAGAAATTTTAGAGGAAATTGTACGGACTGACAATAAGCAGCGATATTCTTTCAATGATGATAAGACATTGATCAGAGCGAATCAGGGACATTCAATTCCGGTAGATGTAGAACTGGAAGAGAAAGAGCCACCTAAAATTCTTTATCATGGAACTGGCGAGAAATATATAGCGTCTATCGATCAGAATGGATTGATTCCTAAAAGTCGTTTATATGTTCATTTGTCAAAAGATGTTGAAACCGCCAAAGCTGTCGGCAAGAGACATGGTAAAGAAGTTGTTTATTCTATCAATAGTGAACAGATGTACAAAGATGGATACAAATTTTACTTATCTAAAAATGGAGTTTGGCTGACTAAAAAGGTTCCAGTGAAATATTTAATGAAGGAGGTATAAAAATGAGTAGTACATATTTTACGGATTCAGTTTCAGATCTTTGTCAGGGGATTATTGATAAAGTAGATACTTATGAAAAACGAATTAAATACTTAGGAGAAGAAAACAAGAAGCTCAAAGATGAGCATTATAAAGATTCTGAAATGCAGAGAATGGAAGCAGAACTGAAAAAAGCGAAAGAGGATCTGTATAGAGGATTTCCAATTTCAGAAAAAGAACAAGAGAAAATCAGAGAGTGGGAATTAAAACATGATGCTGAGAAACATGGTTTGAAAACTATGGAACAGAGATTGAGAGCTGGGGGATGTTGTGGCGGAAGATATACATATCAATTTGTTCCCACAAGTATTGGAACTGTTGGAGAAGTAATCTGTTCTTGTGGTGAGAAATTTACATTTCAGGATTTATAGGAAAAGATTTATGATTAAAATTATTGAAGGTAATATCGTTAATGCAAAGACAGATTTTATAATTCATCAGGTTAACTGCCAAGGAGAAATGAACACTGGAGTCGCTAAAGCATTAAGAGATTATGATGAAGGCATTTATAAACACTATAGAAAGTTTTGTGAGTTTTGTAAGTTCGAGTCGGAAGAACTACTCGGAACGTGTGATGCATATTTATTGAAAGATAGAGGTCAAATTGTATTGTCTTTATTCGCACAAAATAAATATGGATATGATGGTAAACAGTATACAGATATTGAAGCTTTTAGAGATGGTTTAAGATATATTTCGCAACATTTTGGAGTATGGCGTGAAAAAAATGGACTAGAAGGAAAAGATCTTTGTAGAACTTCAGTAGCACTTCCGTATAAGATTGGTTGTGGAAGAGGAGGAGCTGATTGGGAAGTGATTTATAAAATCATTGAAGAGGAGCTTAAAGATTATGATGTGGAATTATGGAGGCTGGATGAATGAGCGAGGCGATGAATATTATTATAGCCGGTTCACGAGATTTTGATGATTATCGTTTGCTTAAGAAAACTGTGTCAGATTATATCGAAGAGAATCAAGTTAATAACACTCAGCAAATTAGAGTTATCAGTGGTGGTGCAAAAGGTGCAGATAGGCTTGGTGAATGTTATGCGTTTGATAATGGTTACTCCGTTATAAGATTTCAAGCGTTATGGGGAGTTTATGGAAAGTCTGCTGGCCCTAGACGTAATAATGAAATGGCAAAATTTGCATCAGAATCAGGCTCTGGTACGTTGATCGCATTTTGGGATGGTGAATCGCGAGGTACAAAAAATATGATTGATACTGCCAGAAGATATGGATTACATGTAATTGTAGTTGAATATGAAAAAGATTCGGAGGAATTAAATGAACAGAAAAGATAATACATTAGAAGGAATAGGTGCGTTTACAGTAATCATCCTTGCGATTTTCACTCTTGTTATTAGTCCGGCATTATCATTCATGTTTGCTTACATAGGTGGATGTATACTGAAATTTTTTGTAGGAGACGCATTGGTTAATGGACTAAATATCATATTTAATACAACTAGATTTACGAAGCCAATGATCCCTGTTGTTTGCGCGACAATTGCAACAATTGGTAAATATTTTAAAACAACAGTTGATATGTCGAAACATAAAGTACAGTAGGAGTTTTATATGAGAGAATATCATATTTATATGCAGCGCACAAAGCGTGTAGAATGGCATTGCGATTATAACATATATAAATGGCTCCCATGGGAATATATAGGATATGTAGAAGGGACTAAAGAGCTATATACATACTTTAAGTCAAAGTTTCCATATAGTATAAACAGTATTGATTTTTACAATTCATTTAATTATTTTGATGATGAGTATTTTAGAAGAGATAACGATTGTTGGAATTCTATGCTTAATTATTGTCGTGAACATCATCGGTATTTAATTATAGATGATCATGGTAATGTACGAGACTTTCGTCAGCTTACTAAGAAATATAAAAAGAAAACAATTATACATTATGGCACTCGTGGCGGTGGTTGGAGTAGTCATTGTGCAAATTTAACATCTGATCAGCGTAAAAGTATTACACCAGAAGAGATTGTAGAGGTAAGAAATGAATATGGTATTACTCTCAAGCCTATAAAACCAAAAAGAAAAATAGATTTCTGGGATTATGAGAAAGAATCCAAAGTGTCTGGTTGGAAGATGCAGAGTAAGAGAAGAAAACAGTGGAAAGCAATGGAGGGTATTTAAGATGATTAATAGTTTTACTGGAGATTATTACTTTTTAAGTAACTTTTATATGGCGCCGGTAAGTTATAACGGATGGGATTATACAAATAATGAAGCAGCTTTTCAAGCACAGAAAACAAAGAATCGTAGACTAAGATTCCAGTTGTTTTCTGAAGCTAACCCATCAGAAGCAAAAGCAGCAGGCAGAAAGATTGATTTGAGATCAGACTGGGAAGAAGTCAAAAGTCAAATAATGTATGAAATCGTACAGGCTAAATTTAATCAAAATCCAGATCTTAAAGAAAAGTTACTTGCTACAGGGGATGAACATTTGGAAGAAGGAAATACATGGGGAGATACAACTTGGGGAACTGTTAATGGTATTGGAGAGAACAGGCTTGGTAGAATTCTTATGAAAGTAAGAAAAGAACTACAGGAGGAATCAAAGTGAAAAAAGTAACTACTATATTAATTCTTCTACTTATCAGTGCATTTATACTGACTGGATGTACTAAATGTATTGATAAGAAAGAAGAAAGTGTAAAAGTCAAAATTGTTAATGAATACTATAAGCCGAAAGAAACTCGTTTCACAGGTATGGTTAATCATGTTCCACAATTTCGAACAGATTATGCCGAGTATGAAATTACGGTAAACTATAACGGAGTGGAATATTCACTTAGTGATGAAAGTACATATCGTAAATATCATGGAAGAATAGGACAAACAGTGTCTGCAGTATTAGTTACAAAGACATATGATAACGGTGATGTTAGGCAGTATATTAATCGTTTGGGAGGATTATAAGATGAAATATTACAATGGATATTTTAAAGAACTCAAGAATGAAATTGTACAGTGGATCAGAGACTGGTTTGATCAGAATGGCCCAGGCTGCAATGCAATTGTAGGGGTCTCTGGTGGAAAAGATTCTTCTGTTGTAGCAGCGCTTTGTGTAGAAGCTCTTGGAAAAGATCGTGTAATTGGTGTATTAATGCCACAGGGTCAGCAGAAAGATATTTATGCTGCGTACAAACTTTGTGAATTTCTTAATATTAAGTCTTACGAGATTAATGTTGGAGATACGGTTCGAAGTGTACTGTCGAGACTCGAAAGTTCAGGAATCGAGATCAGCGAACAGACAAAAATAAATCTTCCGGCACGTATTAGAATGTCTACATTATATGCTGTCTCTCAGTCTTGTAATGGAAGAGTAGCAAATACATGTAATCTTTCAGAATCATATGTCGGTTATGAAACCAGGTATGGTGATTCAGCAGGTGATTTTAGTCCGTTAGGAAAATTAACTGTATATGAAGTTAAAAAACTTGGATATGAATTATGGCTTCCTACAGAACTTATTGAAAAGATACCGATAGATGGCTTGTGTGGAAAGACAGATGAGGATAATCTAGGATTTACATATGATGTTTTGGATAGATATCTTCGTACAGGAGAAATCGACGATCTGGATGTAAAAGCTAAGATTGATTTAATGCATGAGCATTGTCAGTTTAAATCTAAAAAGATGCCAACGTTTAATTCAGAATTAAGAGTGATGACTTCATGAGTATACTAATTTTTATCATTTATATAATAATGGGATTTCCAGTGTTTTTCTGTCGTGCTTAAATGATGAGAAGTCTCCTGTTTTAAAATATAGAAAGTGGTTAAAAAACACGAAAATTGGTGCTGTTGTAGGTATTATTTTCACATTTCCGTTTGCAATTATATGGTATATCGTTGTATATACACTTGTATTTGTATACGTAATACTTAATTCGGCATCAGAATAAAAAGAGGACAAGATTGATATGGATGAATTTGAAAAAGTATTACTTGAAAAAATTGACAAAGGCGAAAAATTAAATGAATCAGAAATTCAGGATTTAATAGAATATGAATTTGAAAGAAAACACGGAGAAAATAGAAGATGGACAAGAACTGTTACAAGTATTATTGAATTAGGAGATCGTTATTTCTCAATTAATTGGGAAGAAGGACTTACTGAATACCAGGAAAATATGTATTATAATCAGCCAATTGAGGTGGAGAAAAAAACTTATCCAAAAACAATTACGGTAACAGAATGGATTCCAAAGGAGAAATAACATGAAACCATATGATGTTGGGCTTGTTTGTGGGCGTTTTCAAACGTTCCACAAAGGCCATGAAAAACTTATTGATACAGGGTTATTGCTTTGTGATCGCATGCTTATTCTTGTTGGTAGTGCTCAAGAATGCGGGACAGAACGCAATCCTTTGAATGTCAATACTAGAATCAAGATGATACGTGAAGTCTATGGTGATGATCCGAATATTATGATTTATGCATTATCAGACCTTACTGATGAAAATGATATTACTCCAGATTGGGGTAGATATCTTCTTCAAAATGCAGATCGGTATATTTATAAAAATCCAGATGTAATGATTTATGGTAATGATGATAGCCGGAGTGGATGGTTCGACAAGAAAGATTTAAAGAATACAACCGAATTAATCATTAATCGTGAAGAATTCCCCATCTCTGGAACCATGTTGAGAGCACTTATGATACAGGATAAACGGCGAGAATGGATGACTTTTGTTAATCCTAAACTACATAAAATGTATGATGAAATTCGTAGTGAACTTATAGAAAGCATAAAGGAGGATTAATATATGGAATTTGCAAAAGCAGCAGCATGGATTTCAACTGCATTAGCAGTAATTGTAGGCATTGAAGTCACGCATTCAGCATGGTGCTTATGGGCGTTTTTGTTACCATTATTAATGAGTTAAGACAATATGAGGAATGAGATTTTAAATGGCAAAATATCTAATGAAATATAAAGGTACTTACAGACTAAAAGCTGCAATAGATCAAAGTACCAATGATTACCCCAGAGATGATTCTGGAGGAATAGATTCAAGTTTTGATGATATTTATATTAAGTGTTATGGTGGTGCTCAAATATATCATTATGGTTTTTCTACTCTTGTAGCTTATATCCCATCTATAGGAAGAGGACACAATATTTTAAAAGCTATAGCTAATGATATTGGCTTACCGGAATATGAAACTTATGAAGAATTATATAAGGCACTTGAAGATGAAGGAACTGTACGAAGTATCATGGAAAACGACAAAGAAATAGAGTTTAAGTTCCATGCTCGTAAGTTAGAATACATAGCACTTTTTCTTAAACCTGCGATTGCAGGAGCTGATATTAGTCCTTTCTCGACTAAGAACTTACCCAAATGTGATTACCCTATTCCTGAGGAAGATTTAGCAGAATACAACGCTATTTTGGATTCTATGGATAGTAAGGATTACTTGTTAGTCTCTAGGGTAACCGATACTTTTTTGACCAATAAACTTCAAAAAAGTAAGCAGTATAGGACAATTGATTTGAAAAAAGATATGAAGAAAAAATGTTTAAAAACTAAAGAATATATCCATTCATTAGGCGAATGGAATGAATATATTGAATATTTAAAAAAGGAGATTTGTAAATGAAAAGAATAGCAAAGTTTGAAAAAGTAAGCTTAGAAGAATTCATGAAAGATTGGTGTGATACATTCGAATTAGACACCTCTGACGCTGACACGAGACGTGAAATAGAAGGCATTTATGGTAGTATTGAGCTTCCTAAAAGAGCAACAGTAGGAAGTGCCGGTTATGACTTCTTCACACCGCTTACACTTAATATGAAACCAGGTGAAACAGTAAAAGTGCCAACTGGAATTAGATGTAAGATTGATGAAGGATGGGTGCTGAAATGCTATCCAAGAAGCGGCCTTGGATTCAAATACCGTCTGCAGCTTGATAATACAGTAGGTATCATCGACAGTGATTACTATAATTCTGATAATGAAGGTCATATCTTTATTAAAGTTACTAATGATAGTAAAAGACCATGGAAAAATCTTAATGTACTTCGCGGAGAAGGATTCGCTCAGGGTATTTTTGTTGAATATGGTATTACTATTGATGATGAAGCTGCAGGCATAAGAAATGGTGGATTTGGAAGTACAACAGAGAATGAATAGGAGGGTTTTATGTGGATCAGAAGTCAAAATCAAGAAGATTATTTAGATGCATCTGGAAAGACATTTTCTATATATAATGGAAATCAGATTCGTATGAAATATGCAAATAGTTCTGTATTACTTGGAGAATATTCTTCTTCTAAAAAAGCACATAATGTATTGAATAAATTAAGAAAACAAAATGATAAATGGCATTCTAAGAATGTATTTTATTCAGGAAATAATATGGGTTTAACTATTTCATCTATGAATAATGTACTTGCTGTACTAGAAGAAATTAATACATTTGAAATGCCACAGGATGAGGATGTGTAACTATGCTTACAACAGACAGAGAAAAAGCTATATGCGAAAAATATAGCGCATATGATAAAAATAATCGTGTCCATTGTGATGAGTGTTCACTTATTAAAGGAGATCCTACTCAACATGACTTCCGGTGCAAAGCGAATAGTCATTATAATAGACACACTCGTGAATGGGAATATGATGATTAAAAGTAAAAAAAAGAGATACTCCGTATATGGTTAGTGCCTCTTTAAAGAAAAATGTGTATGGTTATATGTATGAATGCTATACATCAAATACAACCATGTATAGTATATCATTTTATTTGATAAAAAGAAAGGATAACTATGAAAATTCGACTAAATAATTCAGCAGATGCTACGGCTGTTGTATCTATTGCAAATAAGTTTAAAGATTGCGATATTGATGGAAAATTTGGAAGATATATTATAGATCTTAAATCTATTTTAGGAGTGTTATCATTTGAACTTCCAAAAACAATTGAAGTAGTAATTCAGAGTGACAATACTAAATTAATAGAAGATCTGGAGCATCAACTTGGATTTTGGAAAGTAGAAGATGATGATCGCATTATCTGAGAAGTATGCTCTAACTATAGATGAGGCTGCTCAATACTTTAATATAGGAAAGAATAAGCTACGTGAGCTTGTTAAAGAACCGGGATGTACTTTTGTCATGTACTCCGGTAACAGGTGTCTGATAAAAAGACAGAAGTTTGAAAAATATTTAGATAGCATTGTCTATTTATAATTGAAAGAAGTCCGTATGTATGATATGATTAATGTAGAAAATTGCCTCATTGTACATACGGACTTTTTGAAAGGATGATGTATAATGGGAAAAGATTTAAAAGGTAAAGAACTCGGAAAGGGCATTTCACAGAGAAAGGACGGTAGATATCAAGCCCGATTTACAGATAGGTTCGGGAAGCGTAGATGCGTATACGGAATAACTTTAAAAGAAGTTAAAAATGCATTAATGAATGAAGTTGTAGATAATTACAGCAAAAATAATGTAGTAAACTCCAATATGACTTTGGATCAGTGGTATGAAAAGTGGATGAGGGTATATAAAGAACCTGTTCTGAAGCCAAGTACAATTAGAATATATATACGTACATACCATTGCTATATAAAACCTGTGCTAGGCAGATTGCCATTGTCATCAATTACTAAATTGATGGTAACAGATTTACTTAACGGGCTGGGTAAAAGGTTACATAAAAGTACAGTCAATAATATACGTACAGTTTTGTGCGATTTATTCTCTTATGCTATGGATAATGATTTATGTACTAAAAACCCGGCAAAAGGTATAAAAATAATCGGAACTGACAGAAGAAAAATCGTTACCTTATCCCGTGAGGATCAAAGAGATTTCTTCTTTATGGCGAAAGGATGCTTCTATTATAATCTATATATTGTCGCAGTTAATACAGGACTTCGCTCAGGAGAGCTGAGAGCGCTTACTTTAGATGATATTGATTTTGAGAATAATACTATAAATATTACTAAAACTTTAACTTATTTTAGAAAATCTTCAAAAGATGATTTTTTAGGATACAAAATCAGCATACCAAAAACTAAATCCAGTATAAGAACCGTACCGATGAATTCCATATGTAGAAAAGCAATTGAAGATCAAGTACAGCAGCTCAATACATTGCCACCGATTGATTATGACTCTGACGTTCTTGGTAAGCTCCTTTTCGTGACAAGAAATAATAGACCCTTGATGGATGAAGTACTTGGTAGTTCGATACGTACAGTAAGAAATAATGTTAATAAAATTAGAGCATCTCAAAATCAGCCTCTGATGCCAAAATTTAGTGCGCATACATTCAGACACACATTTGCCACACGCTGTTTTGAGGCAGGAATCCCACCAAAGACAGTACAATCATATCTTGGGCATACAAATATTCAGATGACTATGGATATCTATACAGAAGTTTTAAGTGATAAAAAAATGAGTGACATTAAGTTGTTAGAAAGTACGATGAACGATATAAATACGTGCATAGCATTCCAAAAAATCAGCTAATTATAGAATGGTGTAAAAATGGTGTAAAATCAGTATTAACACATTAAAACCATTGATTTTACAGGGATTTATAAACGACTTATAGAAAAATATAAGCATTTCCATGAGGAACATGAAATTAAATAATGCAGCCATTTTTAACCATTATATATTGAATTTAAAGGATTAACATTCACGTATCATGTTATATCTTCACGTAACTTAACACAAAAATGGTGTACAAATGGTGTCAAAACTGAACAGTACAATGAGACAATTTTCCTAAAATAACTACCAGAGAAGGTAGATGAAACAATGTTAACGCTCCGGTAATATCTTGTACCTTTTATAATTTTATGATATGATTATTTATAATTATGTCAGGAGGTACTTTAAATGAGAGGTAAAAGACGAGTAGTAGAATTGACAACTGAAGAAGTTAAAGCGCAGATTGCATCAACAGAAGAACAAATTACTAAGCTTACTGACGAACTTAAGACTCTTAGATTGCAGAAGAAAAATCTTATGAAAGACTTAGCAGTAGCAGAGAAGAAAGAAGCAGCCGCAAAAGAAGAACAATCTATGAAAAATCTTGCCAAATTACTTCGAGAAAAAGGACTTTCTGTAGAAGACGTTCGGAATATGCTTGATAAAGAATCAAAGTAAAAAAATGGGTAGCCAAGCATAATGCCTGACTACCCATAAATTATAGTACACTGTCTTTTGTATATCTGACTTCCAGAGATTCAATATCCGGAAGTAATTTCTCATGATAAATATCATTTCCACCGGCCTTTTCATAAAGCTTTCCCATCTCTAGGAATGTCTTTAATCCATCCGGTGTGATGTATCCTTGTGCCATAAAGTCTCTATGCATTCTCCAGAGAGCACTTCTAAACGATGCTACAGTGCATTCATCTTGATTAGTTATAAAATTCTGCATCAAAGTTGTAAGATCAGTAAGCTGTGTGCTTAGAGTATTTTGATTTGTTCTCAGATCATCTCTGATATTAATGGACTGATCATGATAATTATGCTGAGACTGCTCAAAATCAGCAATTTTCTGTTCCATATCAGACAACTTCTTCTCTAAAGCTTTCTTCTGTAGAGATGCTTTTGTTTCGAGACCAAGCGCATCAAGAAGTTTCTCCCATCCAGCTTTTAAAGCTATAGCAAGCATTGCACAAAGAAGTAAAGATATGATCACATTGATCTCACCAAACTCATGGATTTTCTGTATCTGTTCAATACCCATGACGTACCTCCTTATGCCTTAGTAATATATTTGGCTGATACATAGCCAACATATTCATTTTTAGTAATTGATACTTTGTACCATCTGTCACCTTTAGTATCTTTTGTAACTCCGAGGACATTAACAAGATTGTCTTTATTTAACATCGGATACTCTGGAAGTAATGGATGTTCAGTACCGGGTTTTTTGCGAACATTCAATTTACTTGCAGTTACTTTTCCTACAAAGGGATATTTCTTTGTAGTTGTTGCAGCAGGAGTATTAGGATTTTTAATGTTAGATTTTTCTACATACCCTATATATTTTGCAGCAATACGAACCTGATATCTTGTACCAGATTCACCGATGATATCCACAAGATTACCTGCATTAAGTTTAGGATATGTACTTAGCTTAGAAGCTCCTGTAGCGTCTGAGAATACATCTGTTCCATTAGCTGTACAAGAACCTACCCATGCAGTATAAGATGGCTGTACAGGTGCAGGAGATGTTAAAATAGATGTGACAATAGAATAGTCTGGACGACAAAACTTTGTCCCAGGGAGATTTGAATTATAATAACTCTTAGCATAAACTCCACCACCATTTGGAACAATAGAAGAGCCTCCTGAAGTGTTACCTTCAATAGTATAAAATTTATCTCCTTCGACTTTTGTTACTAATCCAGTATGAGCGAATGTACCATTACGATAGAAGATTACAATGTCTCCTCGCTGTGGATTTGCATACTTTGTGAAGAGATTTCCAAGAGTAGGACAGTATACATAAGGCCAATGTTTAAGGAGTTTTTTAGCTACATCAAGACCGAATGTTTTCATCATGCACCAACTCACAAACGCTGCACACCAAGCCTGTGCCTGATACTGAGGATATACGTCTCTCCAGTATTTAGTGTAGTTATTGTAACCTGCATTTGCAGTTTTATCATCAAGCTGAGAATTAGATTTCTTCTCTAAATATCCAACCTCATTTTCAGCGCAAGCAATAAGAGCATCAATAGCTTTATCTTTATTCATAGTATCACTTCCTTGTGTAGTTGTTGGTTTGAGAGAGTTTGTAGAAGTAGTAGAAGATTTAGAATAGTCTTTATAGAATACACTTCGATCAGTTTTTGTTGGAATACCAGGAATGGTTGCCTTACTAGAATATTGCCATCCAATAACACCAGTAGAAGCAGGAACTCTTAATCTTTCCTGTAATTCACCGGTATCATTATTAGGATATCGAGCAACCCAACAATCATACTTTTTAGCACCTTCTGGTAACTGGTTCTGATACCAAGAATAGCCGCAATAAATACCAAATTTATATCCAGCTTTGACAATAATAGCTCTAAACGCTTCGATCATTTTCATCATTAAATTGTCAGATAAATTCTCCTGACATTTATCCTCTATATCAAGAAACACTGGATAATCCAGTTTTCTTTTATTCAATGTTTTAATAACTACATTTGCTTCATTTTTAATCTGAGCAATAGTAGTAGCATAGCTGTATTTATAGACTCCAACAGGAATTTTATTCTCAATACAGCCTTTATAATTAGGTTCGAATGTGCTATCAACAATATTTCCTTTTTCTGTAATTCTTAGGATAGCGAAGCCCATTCCATAACTAGCAACAGTTTTCCAGTCGATGTTTCCATTCCATCTGGAAACATCAATTCCTTTAATTTCTGCCATAATATCAAGCCTCCTTTTAGTCAATAAAAAAGAGAGGCTTTTAATCCTCTCTTTCAAGTTCTTTCAACATATTAAGTTCTGATTCAGAAATAATCTCAAGCGCCCATTCATCTGGCACATAGTTTTTCATTCGCTTACTCATATTATTTTTTCTATAATATTTATTCCAGAAATACAGATTCCCAAGAGCACGAGCTTTATGCATAACACATATATAAGTAGCTTTTGAGTCAGGAGTACCATTCACTTGATAATCATAACCAGAACAATTAGAACATCCTGCAGCTATAGGACAATAGAAACATTCATCTGTACTCTGTGTCCTTCTATCTATTTTTGCCATACAATTAATTCTGCATTTATAACATTCTGTGCATCCTATACCATTATCTACATCACCAATAGAGTACGGTTCTTGCTCTCCATTAAGAGAAGATTCCATATATCTGATACATGGAAATATGCGACCTTGAGGATCGCAAGCAATCATTGAATTACCAACGCCTCCACACCAACTTTGTAAATCATCAGGATCTTTAGGCTGAAAGAAGTCTTCATTATAAAGGGAACAGAAGAAATCACGTTCAAAATCAAAATTCTGTTCCAAGAAATAATCAGATATACGTTTCATTTGATCATAAAGAACAGTTGCATGTACAGGTGTCCAACCCTTTTCATATACACAATTGGCATTGATTTCATCATATCCAAGATCGACCATATGCTTAATAGCATCGTATAGAAAGCTGATATTGCCCGGAGCAATTGTGATCTTGCTTCCCATATGATTTCCACGTTTCATCCAATCTGACGCAGCATCGACAGCTATGTCATAACTTGGACTGCCATCTGGGAATACTCGACAGGAATCATGTAATTCTTTATTCCCATCAATAGTAACTGAGAAAGATAATCTATTGGCCCACTTACGAAGAAATGCTTGTACTTTTTCGTCCCTGTATAAAACACCATTTGAACAAATAGAGAACATAGTTTTCATGGCCCAAGGATGATCCAACTCTATGAGTTTATCCATAATATAAGTACAGATTTGATCTATAAGCTCTATCTCAAGAAAAGGTTCTCCTCCAATGAAATCTACAACCAATCCAGGAGATTTCTCTGGATTGATATAAGATTTAAAACCTTTTTCACCTGATACAACTAAATCAAAGAATTTCTTAGCTGTTTCAAACGACATTCGATTTTTTCCTTTATGTCCTTGGTAACAATTATGTACAGCAATAGTGTTTGCGATATAAGTACGAGATGAAGTTCCTATGTTATATACCGTAGTACTAATAGGATTTTTTTTTATATCTATAATTTTAGTCTTTTTTAATGGAGAATAATTAAGGAAATTATCAAAAGATTTTCTTTTTATTGCTGGATGAACAGATTTGATAAAACGATATGTAGATATAGAATTTAAGTTATCAGTTATTCGAATATTGTATTTTAATGGTTTATTCACAGTTCCTTTTGCATCAACTTCGATTATGTATGGAATCTTTAACAAATCCAATCCTAAGGTAGCCTCATTAATCATCTTAATATCTGTATTGCAAATTCTGATAACACGTTCTTTTGAAATATGACCTTCAGCATCGTAAAATCCTGCAAGATATCCTTGATAATATGAAAGAGAAGTATTTTGAGAGAAATTATCGCTAATTAATTGATTTAATTTATTATATACGTATCTTGTATTTGCAAAAATAGCATCGTTCCATATATCGTATTTTTTAGATACATTATACGGTTTCAAATAAACCGGAATATCTAAATCATCAAGATACTTCTTACAACGTTCGATTATTTCCGTATCTTTTACAGCTATTCTAAACTTGAATACATCACAACCATCAGACTTTCGATTATAATGTTTTAATGAACCGTCACCTTTAATCATTGCAATAAGGTATCCTATTTTATAATTTATGTCATGTATCGGCTCTTCTATATGTAATTTTGAATCAATAATAGGGAGGTAATACACTTCACTGCCTATATTTAGTTTACCAGCTTCAACATAGTCATATCTATTATCATAAGAATTTCTTCGAACTAAAATTTTATGATTAGGAGTAATATTAAGAATTTGTCCGTCATTAAATGTTAACTCGATAGTTGATGCTTCATGACAATATAATTTCTCTACGTCTGAAACAATTACCTTAGTCTGTTTCCCTTTTTGAGGATATTCCTCAAATCCTAACACTTTATCTCCCAACTGAATATCTTTGATTGATTTTAACGAATAATCTGCCATACGGATTTTTGTATCTCCACTAAGGCAATAACTACATGCAAGGTTACAATCATCAGTTACTTGAAAAGTGATACTCTGTGTTAATATTCTTTGTCCGTCATCGGTTTTTACCTTCTTAGATGGATAAAGTCTAGCTATCTGGTCCGAATATTGTTCTGTTCTTTTCATGCTATTCCCTCTAATTCTGGAATCTCACAATTACATTTAATAGTAATAGTCATTTCATCAGAATTATTTGGAATAATCCAACTATACTGATGACCTTCGAGGTATTCTGGGATGTATTCCTTTTCCATCTCATTTGCAAGAGCAGCATACTTTCTCTGTAATTCTGCACCACGTTTATTGTAAGACATAAGAGTATCTCCATTGATGAGTTCTAAATCGCTTGGATGTGATTCAATAACTCTCTGTACAATGTCTTTTACGAAGTTTAATTCAAAATTAACTCTTTCAAGCTCTGTAGCTTTTTCTTTATCAACCTTTACGATTATTTTTCTCATATCCTTATATTCCTTTCATTCTTAATTATTTATCAGAAGCTGTTTCCGTTTTTTCTTTAGTTTCTTCTTTAGTTTTTTCTGTTGTTGTTCCAGTGGTCTCAGTAGGAGCTATGGTTTTATCTGTAGCTAATGAGATATTAATAACACTTCTTTCATTGGAGATTTCTTCTGAAATACTTTCAATTTTCATTCCAGTATAATCTTTCTGGGTATTCCCATAAATAATTTTAAAACCTGTTCTATTGTCATCAGTAATCATATCCTTAATAGTGTTTAAAGATTTATCAGAATTGAAGATAGAAATAGTAGCTACAATATTTTTGTTCATATCATTTCCTAACCCATCTTTATATCCTTCATATGAATATGTATCGTTAGCACGAGTAATAACTAATTCTTGTCCGTCTTTAAAAATAAGTTTCATAACAATTCCTCCTCGTAATTTAAATATGGACCAAAGTGTTATACTTTGATCCATGAACCGTTTTGTTTTACAAATATTTTTCCTGATTTACGGGTGATTCGACAGAAACCATTTCCGGTATGCCCTGTTTCATTTGTTCCATCAGGTGATTTAAATGATTGATTTCCTGCTATAGTTTGCGCATTGGTAAGGTAGTAAGAAGAATTTACATAATTACCACTTGGATAATTAGCAGCAGTAGCTGAAGTGTAAACATATCCTGAACCTCCGCCATTATAGCCTCGGTAGTTAGTGCTGTCACTATAATCAGAACATGCACCACCACCATACCATCCACCTCCACCACCGCCGGAACCATAATTATAATTAGTTCCAGAAGTTGTTGCAGAACCACCTTGACCAAACGAACCATTTGTACCTGCAGCAGTTTGTGTAGCTCCATATCCAGAAGCAGAAGAACCACCAGTAGTTCCACCGCCATATTTTGTTGTAAGCGAATTTTCTGATGATGAACCTCCGCCGCCACCAGCGACAATAACTCTAGCATAAAGATCATTTTTTCCTATACGAACATCGGTTGCACCGCCGCCACCTTGTCCATAACTACTATAATTATAAGTTCTTGAACAACCTTTTCCTCCTCCGTTAAATCCACCAGGTGTTTCACCTGTTGAAGTTGTAGCTTCTGGTTGTCCACCAACATAAATATATAAATCCGTAGAATTTTTAGTTAGAGTTATGGTTCCGACAGAATATCCTCCAGCACCACCATAATAACTACTATATGAACCGCCTTGAGCGCCCCAGCATTCTATAATATATTTTCCTCTTGGAAGTGATATAGCTTGAGCTGTTCCTGTATAAGCAAAATCCATTACAGCATTAGCGCCAGCATCATAAATTTTATTGTTCATTTTCATAAATACTGGAGCTGCTTTTTTAATTTCATTGTTCATTTTACAATGTAGAGTTTTCTTTTTGACATAACAGGTAATCCTACAATAGCCATTATCAGAATGACCAGTTTCTGTAGCACCAGAAGGAGATTTGAAAGATTCATTGCCAGATAAATTAGAAGCATCAGAAAGATAGTAAGATGAATTTAGGAGACAGCCTTGAGGATAGTTAGAAGCAGAAGAGGAAGTATAAACGTAACCAGATCCACCTCCGCCACCGCCATCATCATCTCCAGAACCATCAGGATAAGTACCTTGTCCACCGTACCATCCTCCGCCACCGGCTCCACCGTAACCTGAAGCGTAATAACATCCAAAACCACCGAAACCAAAACCAGCAGCACAATTAGAAGAAGAGTTTGTGGTGCCTTGTGAATTAATAGCACTTAAAGATGAATATGAAGCAGTTTGAGATCCACCATATCCATATGAACCACATCCAAAATTTCCCCTAGTACCAGATACACCACCTGCATACCCACCACTATAATTAGGACTACCATCAGAACCACCGCCGCCTGCAACGATAACACGGGCGTATAAAGAAGCACTTCCAATACGAATATCAGTAGCGCCACCACCACCTTTATAATTGTATCTATATCCACCACCATTGAAACCTCCGGGATAGATTGAATTTGATGCTGATGTAACAGAATTTCCAGATCCACCGACATATATGTATATAGTAGTTTTTTGAGTCAATGTTAAAGTCCCTGTAGAATAGCCACCTTTTCCACCATAACTAGAATTAGAACGATAACCTCCCTGTGCTCCCCAGCATTCAAGAACATATTTTCCAGGCTCAAGGGTTACAGATTGAGCTTTACCTGTATAAGCAAAATTCAATACACTCTTCTCTGAGTTTCCACCATACACAGAAGATACAGAACAAACAGCAGTACAATTGTTATCACATGAAGCTTCACAAGAAAAGCCGCATGAATTATCACAAGAACCACCACATCCACCTGTACAGGTTCCTTTGCACCCGCCAGTGCAGTCATTGGCGCAAGTGGTAGTGCAAGTAGTATTACAAGTGCCAGAACAACCACCAGAACAGGTAGAATCACAACCATAACAACCAGTATAACAACCGGAATCACAATTTCCTGAGCAATTACTTGAGCAAGATCCACCACAACTGGTGCAGTCGTTGGCACAAGAAGCAGTGCAAGTATGTTCGCAATCATAAGCACAAGTAGCAGTACATGCAGCATTGCAATCATTAGAGCACCTTTGAGCACAGGCGCTTGTACAGTCTCCATCACAGTTGTTCCCACAGCCAGTGCATCCGGTTACACAAGCATTTGTACAAGCTCCGGTACAGTCATTAGCACATTTGGCAGTACAGTCAGAACAAGTACTTCCTGAACCTCCCTTACAAGTTCCATCACAATATCCAGAACATCCACCAGTACAGTTAGTAGAGCAAGAACCACCACAAGAACCACCACATCCACCAGATGATGAATGAGTGCAGTCAGTAGAACAAGAAGTTCCACATCCATTACTACAAGCCATAAGCCTCACCTTCCTTTCAGTCTTTTATTCATAAGTAATCCAAATATCTCCATTTTTTCCGTCACTAGCTGCAGGTTCCGTTGTTGAAAGATGAATACCTATTTCAGCTAACGACCAACTTACGTTTCCAGATCCATTTACAGATTTACTTGTATTTCCTACAGTAACGGTTCTTGTTGTTCCCCAATTAGCAGTAGTAATATTAGCTGTACCATCAAAATTCGTACCATTAATAGTTCGTGCGGTTTTTAGTTTTTTAGCAGAGCCGCCACTACCTGTTCCGTGAAATATAATCGGCATAGTTAAGCCCTCCTTTTATAAATCTATGTGTTTCCAACCAGAGTTCGTTTTTACGTATAATCCATATTGTGTTGGGTTCAAATTTGTAATTCTGCAGAATCCACTGCCTGTGTGACCAGTTTCTGCTGATCCTGTAGGAGAAGTAAAAGAAGTGTTTCCTGCGATAGTCTGAGCATTTGTGAGATAATGAGTAGAATTTAGTAGACATCCGTTAGGGTAATTTTTAGCTGTGGATGATGTGTAAACATAGCCTGAGCCTCCTCCACCCCAACGTCCATCAGAGTCAGAATCACTGTCATAGGCTCCGCCGCCACCGTACCAGCCGCCTCCTCCGCCACCACAAGAGTAGCCGGAAGCATTCCCGCCTTGACCAAAAGTAGCCTGAGTGCCTGTACTCCAAGTTATACCACCTGCAGTTTGTGAGGCACTACCGCCAGATCTATTTTGACCAGCAGTATAAGAACCAGTGGTATCATTGTAATATCCATCTCCACCATATTCTCCACCGCCACAACCACAAGGATTAGCATTGGCGCTTGTCACACCAGCGCCTCCACCTCCTCCGGCTACGATAACTCTTGAATATAGAGAATTTTGACCTATACGAACATCTGTAGCTCCTCCACCACCTCTACCAGAAGAAATACCAGTTCCTCCACCATTGAATCCTGCAGCAGTAGAAGAGGAAGATCCAGCTCCACCAACAGATATATAAACAGTAGTTGCTTTAGTAAGAGTAATTGTGCCTTTGGAGTAACCACCATATCCGCCTATGTAACTATTATAACTTCCTCCTTGGCCACCCCAGCATTCTATTGTATATGTACCTGGTTTTAGAGTTTTAGATTGCGTGGAACCTGTATAATTAAAATCCATTATGTCATTATTAGCATGAGTAAGATATATTATATCTGTTAATTTAGTGATTCTTACATAGCCATTACCTGAATGGCCTGTTTCTGTACCACCTGTTGGCGAAGGGAATGATTGGTTGCCAGCAATGGTTTGAGCATTAGAAAGGTAATATGAAGAATTTAATAAACAACCTGATGGATAGTTTTTAGCAGTAGAAGAAGTATAGACATATCCAGATCCACCAGCACCAGCGGTTCCATAGTTACCGGCACCACCTCCATACCAGCCACCGCCGCCACCGCCACCAGATTCGTTGCCTCCGCCTTGATAAGTACCACCTTTACCAAAACTTCCACCAGTTAAACCTGTATTAGTAGCAGAACTCATACCTGCGGTTGTTTGTGTTCCACCTGAGACAGTATCATATGTGCTATGGGATATAGAAACTCCACCGCCAACTTCTCCGCCGCCATATGCACCATTATATCCAGAGCCACTAGCACCTGCGCCGCCGCCACCACCACCTGCAACAATTAAACGACTATAAAAGTGGTTTGTGCTATCCCAAGAATCTTTTTTCAACGAAATATCAGTAGCTCCGCCGCCGGAGCCTGAATTGTAATTGGAACTAGCTTCAGCTAAACCTCCTCCGTTAAAAACAACAGTTTCTACTTTAGAATATCCTTTTGACCCTATATACATATACAAAGTTAAATTTTGAGTTACTAATAATTCACCTTTAGAATATCCTCCTAAACCTCCAGTGCCTCCATTGCCGATTCCGCCTTCTGCTCCCCAGCATTCAAGTTTATATGTACCAGGAGTCAATGTAGTAGTCTGAACCGAACCAGTATAATCAAAATTCATAACAGAACTATTAGAATTAGCAGAACCAACACCGTACATTTTGTTGTTATTTAATTTGAAATAGAAAGCAGTAGCTTTTTTCATTGAATTATTTATTCTGGTATATAGCGCAACGTTCTTACATTCAATAACAGTAATTCGACAATACCCGTTACCAGAGTGTCCGGTTTCAGATGAGCCTGTGGGAGATGTAAAAGAAGTGTTACCTGCTATGGTTTTAGCAGCAGACAAGTAATAAGAAGAGTTTAATAAACAACCTGACGGGTCATTAGAGGCTGTAGCAGAAGTATAAACGTAACCAGATCCTCCAGGAGAGCCAGATGTGTCACTTCCACTGCTACCGGTAGCTGGAGTTGTTTGACCACCGGCTGGATAAGCACCATACCATCCACCGCCACCACCTCCACCATCATAGGAAGTATGACCGCCGATTCCAAAATATCCACTTGGAGCAGTTTGACTACCAGGTGTTCCAGAACCTGAAGTTCCGCCAGTTTCACCGCCACCATATCCGCCAGTTTCGTTGTCTTCTCCGCCACCTCCGCCACCTCCAGCTACGATAACACGAGCATACAATGAATCGGTACCAATACGGATATCGGATGATCCGCCGCCTCCACCAGCACCTTCGCTTGTGCTGGAAGCCCAAGATGAACCACCATTGGGAAATCCACCATCTGCTTTACCGTTGCCACTTATGCTACCAACTCCACCAGCATAAATATATATGGGTGTTTTTTGGTTTAGTGTAATAGTTCCAGCGGAGTATCCACCTTTTCCGCCCATACCAACTTCTATTCCTGAATTAGAAGAACTGTACCCACCTTGAGCACCCCAGCACTCCAATTTATAAGTTCCTTTAGGTAATGTGACACTCTGAACAGCACCAGTATAATCAAAGTTTAAAATATCACCTGTTTTAATATTACTCATCGCCATACACCACCCACATATCACCAGGTTTACCATCAGTTGTCTTAGGTTCTTCAGTAGAGAACGTCACATTCCTTAACTGAGATTTCATAATATCTGACTGATAAGCAGTTACAGCTCCATTAACGACCGGTTTATTCTGTAATCCATTATAATCAGTTGTACCCGGATCACCTTTATCTCCATAAACACCTATAACTGTTGGAGTAGTGTACAAATGATTATTGTTTGTCAAAACAAATTCATGATAACACCACAAATATTTGTTTGTAGATGTCATAACCTGAGCAGAAGTCGCCCACCCAGTAGTTTCCTTAGTAACACTTTGAGATTGAGAACTAGCAAGATAATGAGGGATAACACTTGATATGCCGACTCCCTGATCACCTTTAGGTAATGTAAAATTCAATATAGCATCTGTATCAGTGCCAGAATTAGTTACTGCAGCTGAAGAACCAGTTTCGGCAGTACCAATTTTAATAGTTGCATTCTTACCAACTCCGGCAAGACATTGTTCACCTTTATAAATTGCCATGTTATCGCCTCCTTTTATAAATCATTTCTTATAACAATAGTAATGGGAATATCTACAGTTGGTTTCTCGGTTGCTTTTATAGTAATTTGATTTGTAGTCTGTCCTCCGTCAGCTAACATTGCATTTTGGTAAGCTTCAATAGCAGCAGATGAAGCATTAGAAGCATAATCTATTTCTACAATATTTGAAGAAGTTACTCCAGATACGGATAATACATAACTATATGGGGCAGAAGATCCAGTCCATTTACTTGCTGTGAGAGTAGTATTAACAAGTGTACTTTTCTTTGCATATGTTTTTTCTGATTTAGTACTTGAAAACGTACTGTTGGCTGTTACAGATGAGTCGTTAATAACATTTACAGAATCATATTCATCAATAACATTGTAATAGGTATTTGCGTTTAAAGTTCCAGCTTTCTTTTTTGCAAGATAATCAGCCTTTGTAATTTCAACAGGAACATTAAGTCCCATCTGAGATAAAGTAATGTCGGCAGTGCCATCGAATGAAGCACTACCAATCTTTCTTGCAGTAGCTAATTTTACAGCTGCGTTCGCATTTCCACCAACTGAAGATGATCCAGCATAATTATGTGTGTGTCCAGTAGCAGATTTTCCATTTAGGGCAGTTGTAATAGCATTTTGAGTCATGGTACCATCTGTAGCCGACCCAGTTTCGGTATAAAGCTTAGTTATTCCTGAGTAACTTGATGTACCTACAGAATATGTCGTATTTGTAGGGATTACCCATGCACCATCTGCACGAAGAAACTTTAATTGTTCTCCTATATTAGGTGCAGGAACAAGACCAGCACTTCCGGCAGAAGAAGAAGTAGCACCCTTCATGTTTCCATAAGTATGATCGGTAAATAATGCATCTGCAGGCACTGACTTACCAAGTGTATATGAACAAGCTACTGGTTTACCACCTGAGAAATATACTGGCTGAGTTGATGATCCAGCATTAGAAGTAAGAGCAGCGGCAGATGATGCGCTACCTGCAGAAATAGCATATTTAACACTTTTTGTGGCATCAGCAGTATTGTCAACGTTGCCTAATCCGACTTCACTTTTAGTATGCGTATGTGAAGACGGAGCTTTCCCGTCAACTAACTCTTTTAATATTTTACCCTGTGCAGCAGATAGAGACTCAGTTGTAGAGCTGCTTATTAGATTATCCTGAATACCTCGCCAAGTGTCACTTGAAGGAGGCGTATAGCCAAGAGCGCTTATTACATCGCTTTTTGTAAGATCAGCTTTTACATAAGAGAGTTCTGACCATTTATGCGTACCATCTCCCACTTTATGTTTACCGAATTTATCACTTGTAATTGCTATTTCTCCACTTAAAAGAACAGGATTATTTTTATTCCAATTAGCTTCCGTATCATATTTATGTTTGATTCGTATATTGAGATTTTGTTCTCCCATTGTGCACCTCCCTTTTTTAATTTTTATTTAAATAGATATAATCTATAATTTTCATATTTAGTAAAGCAGCCTCATAAAAGAGGCCACTTTCATTTAAACAGATGTCCCACAATTTAAAATAAGAGTATTGGCTCCATTAGTTAAATAATCAGTATTTAAACTTTTAACACTAAGAGCAACATTTCCTCCACCGTTAAATGCTACAGCATCAGCAACGGCACCTCCAGTAAGAGAGAAATTTCTTGATGCTGCAAGTTTTGTTGCAGAAGCAGCATTACCTGTACAAGCAGCCGCAGAAGTAGCAGTCGTTGCGTTACCCTGAAGAGCACCTGCAAAAGTAGTAGCAACAAGTTTCCCAGCAGTTGTATCAAGATATACACCTGTATCAAATACCTGTTCTCCAATACCAGTTGTTGCACTTGTAGTACCAGTTACATAAGCCTTTGCAGTAGTATTAAGAGTATTCTTTACTTTCTGGTCAGTTGTTTTGTAACCTTTTCCTTCAACAAAAGCGGCAACAGCTTTTGAAGTTGGAAGCTTAGTAGAAGTAGAAGCGGCTGCGATAGAAGAATCTACCTGTTTTGTAGCAGCTTCACCTACTGTAATCTCTCCAGACTTAGCACTTGTTGTAAGATTCTGTGTTGTAGTGGAATACTTAACAGTAGTAACGATTTCATCACCAGATGGTACAACAATCCATTTTGGATCCTTTGACATAGCGACTACTAAGTCACCGACCTTAGCTGTCACAGCAGCTCCTGTATAAGAATTATCAGCAGCTACAGAAACCTGAGTAATTACTTTATATGTATCGCCTATTACAACAGAAGATGTAGGAAGAGCAGTAGCAGTACCATTAGTTCCAAGTGTTCCTTTAAACACCATTGCATCAGAAGCAGCAATAGAACTTGAAATTTTGGCATCTACATACTGTTTTGTTGTTGGCTGTAAAGCATCAGTTGGATCGGCTGCAAGCGTTACTGTACCTGTGAATGTACCACCGGCTTTTGGCATAGCCGCGTCTGCTTTTGCACCCTGAGCGGATGTAGCATAGGCACCTGAAGCTGTGTAAGCAGCAGAACCTAGCCCTTTAACAGCAATATTGTCAGTAGCATTGCCGTTAACAGTTAATTTAATTGTGCCGTTATTAGTTCCAGAAGTAATAGATACAGACTGAACTGATTTATCTGCTTTAGCACCTTGTGCAGCTGTTGCAAATGTCTCGGCACCTTTAAATGCGGCAGAACCAAGAGCACCAGAGGCATGCGGAACTAACTGTCCGGAAGTATTTGTTACTACAGGAACATTGGCTGTCGTTCCAAGAGCGGCTCCATTTACAGGAACTTGTCCCTGTGAAGCTCCAGCTCCTTTATATGCAGCAGATCCCAATCCTTTTACTGCTATATCTGTTGCTGCTCCAGTTCCTGTTGTTACAGAGATTGTACCGTTCGCAGTGCCAGAAACTACTTTACGGACTGCGTTTGTAGCAAGAGCACCCTGTGCGGCAGTTGCATAAGCAGAAGTATTTGTATATGCAGCACTTCCTAATCCTTTTACCGCAATATTATCTGTAGTTGTTCCATCTACAGTCAGTTTTAATGTACCGTTGTTAGTACCGGAAGCAAGAGTTACGTTCTGTACTGAACCATCACCAATCAGTGCAGAGATTTCTTCTGGTGTCATAGTTGCATATGGCAATTCAGCAAATGTTTTAACTCCATCACCAATTTTAATTTTGTAAGCACCAGATTCTGTAATTTCAATCGCTTGTTCACCCTTTAAAAGAACAAGCGTAGATTTCGCCCAATTAGCGGTTGTATCCGATTTAAGGGCAATACGAGTATTCAATGTCTGTGTAGCCATTTACATCATCCTTTCGAGCTACCGCATTGCATGATGAATTCCTTTTCAGGATCAAATGCCAATGCATAATATTTGATATTATTATCATCCCATCTATAGATTGCATTTGTGGTTGTGTCCACATAAATTGCGTTTGTTTTACCAATTGTTGGAAACAATGTATAAGATGCATAAGGGATGACTTCTTGCTGATCAGCTATATATTTTTTAATATAATCAACAAGCTCAGTAAGACCTTGTAAATTAAGAAATTGTTCTTTCATTATCTGCACATCCCTTCGCTTTAATTAAAGCAAGGGGAGTAACCCCTTACTTTACGCACTAAATAAACCTTTGATAGACGCACTTGGAATTGCTTCATATCCATCTCCAACAAGTCCCTTAAGAGCGGCAATATCAGATGTGTTTTTAGCAATCTTCGGTTTTTCAGTAGCAAGATCTTTTTCTACAGCAGTAATTTTGCCTTCCGCTGTATCCATTCTACCTTTAACAGCAGTAATATCTTCGGCATTCTTTTTATCAGCAGCCTCTAATGTAGGTAATTTCTTTTCGATAGCATCAATTCTGCCTACAGCAGCTTCAAGATCAGCAGCTTTTGCATACTTAGAAAGATCAGAATCAGCAAGAGCTTTAGATACGTATTCTGCAATATAACCTACGATATCTTTAGATGTAGCAGATTCTGGAAGAGTACCGATAAGAGTCTTCAGCTTTGTGATATCCTCTTTATTTGTTTTGATCTGAGAATTCATTGTAGCAGCATCAGATGTATGTGTAGAAATCCAATCAGAAATCTCTTTCAGTGTATCATATGCTTCTGGAGCATCTGCGACGATTTTAGCGACTGCATCTGCAACAGCTTTCTTTACAGAACCATCGCCTGTACCATTCAGAGTACCGATAGCTGCTGTATTAGCTGCAACGCTTGCTTTTAATGCAGAATCATCATATTTACCAGCAGTAACTGCTTCTTTGATGTAATTAACTACATCTTTAGCTTTTGCATCAGCAGGAATAGTACCAACATAAGACATTACTTCTGTTTTTGCTGTGTTAGCAGCTCCGGCTGCATCGAAATCTGTAGCTGCCTTTCCAGAATCTACCAGATTACCATTAGCATCAAGACCTGCAAGATGTCCGGAAATAGCTCCTTTTACTTTATCTGCCTTACCTGTTGGCTGAGGAATAGTAATAGTGAATGCTGCTTCATCAATAGTTACTGGAGCAGTTTTTGTGTAAAAATAAAGTGTGTATCCGTCTTCTGACTGAGATACTGTTTTAATTGAGCTTTTAACAGCTTCACTGATTTTAGAGTCGATCTGTACGTTATGCAGATTTAAAAACTCTTGAAGATTAGAAAGTGTAGCGAACTGTAATTTTGCCATAATTAGTTTCCTCCTTGAAATATGTTTGTTAAATCTTTGGAATCAATACCTCCGAGTTTTCGATCTAAAGCAGCGTCAATATGTTCGTCTAAAACATCCAGAACAGTTTCTTCAATGATATTTGAAACATATTCTTTTACAGAATCAGCACTTGCAAAATTCTGCTCATTAATCCACTCCTCGGTTACATAACGATCAGTCGTATATTCACCATCTTGTTGAATGAAATAAAGAGTAATAGATTTTCCTTGCATTTTTGTGATTGTCGTGCTGGAAGTATCAGCATCATGAGATACAAGATACAGAACATCATCTGCTGAAGATTGAACAGTAGTATTGTTTCCACCAATGATACATTGGCCTTTTACTTTATAAATACCATCATCGAGTGATGATATCTTCACAGGAACAGTAAGTGTACCTATAAGATTTACAATAGGTACGTCAGATAATTTGTTATAAGATAAGCTGTTGATATAATCTACAACAGTGGACTTATCTTCAAGATTACCGATTATATTATCTAAAAGAGTAGAAAGCTCAGAAGATTTGACATAATTATCCAATCCAATTGTTTTCTTGACTTCTTCAACAATATGACCTTTATCTTCATCAGTCATAGATATGTCATAAGAGAAAAGCAGTTTATCTCCAGAAAAAAACATAAGATTTGATCCGATGCATTTTACATCTGTAATCTGTTTATCTCCTTTGACATATTCTAATGTATTGTCGATGGTCACCCATGCTATACTCTTACTGTCTTGGATGTAACAAAGTCCTGGGTATTTTAGCACCCCTCTTTGTAAAGCCTTTTCTGCAATTTGCTTAGTTGATGCAGAATACCAGGTTGGAATTAACGCCATGCTGTGATCACCTCTTCAATTTGTCATATTCATATTTTGAAATTTCTTTTATTGCATAGATGTTATTATCAGGCGGAAAATTATAGAGACCTTCAATGTGCCATCCATATTTTCCGTCTGAACTTAAAATAGCCTGTGCTTCTGTGATATCACATAGAAGCAACAGACTATGTTTTTCCTGATATTTGATATACAGGATATGATTAAGGACATCTACGACTTCATCATTTTTGATTACTTTATAATACATGTGATATCCTCCTTATAAGATGGGAATGGTTACCCCTCACTTGAAATTGAGAACATAAGTAAGATTCCAGAATTCTGCCCTGGATAAGAGAATCCATATGTTGCACCAGATTCATTAACCGTATACAGCCAGTTTGCAACTGTAGCATTTGGAGATCTGGTCCAATAAGATTCATACTCTGCAGGAGTAGAAGGTTTTGCTTTCTTTCTGGTATCATCATCTGTGAAATAAGCAATAGGAGCATTTGTTTCAGAAATATATGGTTCAGAAGTAGCAGTAGGATCAACTTCGTACAGAGATGGAACATAGAATCTGCAATTAGATACAGAAGTGTCATTAGACTTGTTACCGACAGAAGAGTATACTTTTACAGGTTTGATCAACGCTTTCCATAAAGGAGAGATTGCCTTAACCATACGAGTATTCAACCATGTATTTAATGTAGAATCAGCCCATCCACCTGCATTTGTGCTCTTATTATTATAAGGTTTTTCTGTACCAAGTAGATTAGAAGCAACAAATGTAATGTTAGCTCTCTTTGAAGCAACGTCAGATAGATAATATCCTTTAAACTTAGCTACTTCCATTGGAATAATTTCATGAATCCAAGAAGCAATATCCATACATTGTTCTTCACCAAGATCTGCGTACCATACTTTAGCCCAATGTATAGTGCCTTTTGCAAAGTTTTCATATGCTCCGTCGTCAGCTTTAGAACATCCAAATACGAGAGTGGAACTATGCTCTGGAATCCTGATCGCATTCAGAGTAGTAGAAGACACTTCTTTCCCAGTCATGTTTGAATTGTATACATAAAGCTTCTGACTTCCAGCTTCATGACGGAATACAATAATCTCTCGGTTTGTTCCAGCAGATGGAGTTATACTATCAGTATTCCATGAGAAACGAGGTTCCTGAGAATACCAGAGTCTAAATCCATTAGAACCGTCACCTTGGAAGCACTGTGCAAGAGTAGAATTTACACTATTGTCTGTATCGAATTCAAAGTCAATAGCAATCGTAAAGTCTCTGTCTTTTTCCATGATCTTTAATCCGGTGTCAATATAGTTTGTTCCATCAAATTTAGTCGCAGCTGAAATAACTTCATGCTCTTCAATGTCGCCATAGCTATAATCAACACCAAGTTTGAAATCTAATGTATCTTTTAATGATAATGATTTTGCTTCAAGTCCCATTTTCATAAGAGTATAAAGCTCAACCTGTGTCATATTGGCCAGATCCTTACCATCAAAGTATCCATCTACGTATTCGCAGGTTTCATATACTGCATTGATCGTTTTATTTCCATCGACAAATCCGGATTTATCCCAACCTTTGAATAAGTTGTACTTATAAGCTGATTCCTCAGCAGTATAAGTAGGAGTGTCACCTTCATACTTAATATAAGAACCATACTGTCCAGTAGACTCCTGCAGAGTTAATCCTTTAGAAACATATTTTACTGTATATTCACGCACTTTGCTATTGTATACAGCTTTGATAGTTCTGTCAGCGAAGATTCCAGTTAGAGATCCATCCCAGCCTTTGAATGTATAATCAAGTTTGATTGTGCTTTCTTTGGTAGGAGTAGGAATCGGATCAATTTCTCTTGTAATAGGATCAACTGCATTTGCACCTTTATCAACGTACTGGATATCAAGAACTGTATTTTCTTCATCGTCGTTGACGAATGTTACTTTGAACTGAGTGATAATTGAATCGTAGGTAATCTCTAAATCTGGCCATAATTCAGCGAATTCATCCAGCCTTTGCTGTCTCATAACAGGAATGTGTACAGTTCCCATAAGAACAGAATGTACAGAGTTATATCCGTTATCATCAATACCAGTCATTTTTGCTAATCTGTCAAGCAGAGTAGTATCGTCCAGTTCCCAATTGATGCCAGTTACACGAACTCTGGTTAATCCAGTAGCTTTATTGATAATGTCTTTTGCATCCAAAGTATTGCAGTTATCAAGAGACAGAGTAGTAAGATTTGCATAACTTGCTATAGTAAGATCGGTCAATCTATACAGGTTCTTTCCGGTAAGAGATGCGATGGCAGGAAGATGAGCAGTTTCAATCTTTCCGCCAGGAGCAAAGATAACACCTGTAATACCAGATCCTTCTGCTAGAAACTCTTCGAGATTTTTACAGTCAGAAAGGTCGATTGTCTTTTTCAGGTTTGGCAGATTCTCAAGATTCAGTCGTTCCAGAAGGACATTCTGTCCGATTGAGAAATCATTCATATTTGTATTCTGATATCCTTCAACATCAGAACCAATAAGAATGTCTGTCATTTTTACACCCTGATTGAAATTTGTATATCCCGGATAGAATGGCGCAATATCACCAATGGATTGCATCAAAGATGCATTATATACATAGACCTCTGTATCGTTCATAGCAGCAATAGGAGATTTGACTGTATAAGTCTGACCTCTCTTAGCTCTTTGACGAACAAGGTTAGAACCAAATCTTACATCAACATAAGAATCAGCATAAGGAACAATATGGAATGTACCGTCCGGTTTTACACCAGTCCAGTTTGTTGGAGTGTAACCACGGATTGTGATTACATCTGAGGTAGTAGTAGAACCTACATATTTAGATGCAATATATTTCTCTTGATATTTCTGGAACTGTCGTCTCTGCTGTTTCTTGCTTCCGTTCATCATTTCCAGATAAGAAGTCGTACCTTTATCCTCGTAAGGTCTGAAATACTTTCTTCTCATATCAGCGATCCAAAGACGTTCCGGTTTATAATTCTGAAGAGTTTCGAATTTATTTAAGATACGGTTTGCAGACCATGTAAGTTTGGCCTCCATCTGAAGGAACATACTCTGCAGATCATCAAACATGTAATCTCTGATATAACAGAACACTTTACTATCAGATGCATTAAAGACTGATTTTGTTCCAATAGTATCAGTATCTTCATATCCGTAAGTAAGAGTTAATCCACCTTCATTATCATTACCCATTGCAGTATCGTTATCATAATCCATACATAAATCCCAGTGAACCAAATCTTCTGTATGCCAGAAAGTATTTTTTGCTCTGTTATCTACCATAGTATGTCTTTCGGTAAATAAGTAATAGAAGAGTAATGAGTCTTTAATAAAGTGCTGTTCAAACTCTTTTACAAATGTTTCAGAATCAGCATTTACAACCCAAGTCAAAAGATCGTTCCAAGCCTGTCTGCCAGCCTGAATTTCTTCTTCTGTACAATTTGGATTCTGATATCTCATTTCGAATGAAGTATCTCCACCCCATTCTTCATTTGATAAGTCATCAGATAAGAAACGGCACTGAGGATCAGTATTATTTGACACTTCAACAATGAATTCTTTGTGATTCTCTGGATCCATTCCCTGTGCAACTGTATTCTTCTTACTGTTACCAATATCACCTGCAGCATAGAAGTGCCACTGACCATCTTTGAACTCTACAGCATTATCTACATCTGTTTCTTTTAAGAATACAACACAAGGATAGAACTGCATAGTATCACGTACACGAGGATCTTTCTTTCTAGCAGGACGGATATATGGGTTGAATTCCTGATATTCTCCTTGAAGACCTGCATTATTGATATTCTCAGAAGAAGCAATATTTACTTTGACATTGAAATAGTTGATTCCAATAGCATTTTCATCCATAGAATAAACATCGGCAGTTGTATCATCTGCGAATGTAAATCCATTCTTACAGTTAATTTCCAGATTTCGACCAGAATCACCATAATATTCAGAAGAGGTTCCCTGTCCATTATGAATACCATCACGAGAGATCCAGTTATCAACAGGACGACCATTCTTATAGATCTGCTGTACAGATGTAAATGGTACTTTATTTTTCTTACCAGTTGTAAATACTGGTACTTCCAGTTTAATGATTCTCAAGTCTGGACATTTTTCGGCCAGTACATCAGGATCAAGTCCACCAGAAGAATCAAGAATATCATTGCGGTTGTATCGGTTGATAATTTCATTTGCATTTTTTGCATCAGCAATGAAGTTATCCAGAATCTCATCATCAGTGAGGTTCATTGTATAAGCTTTTATTCTGTATACAATAACGTCGCAGTCATCAGAACCGATTGTAATACCTACAGGATTTGTCTGCGTGAAACTATCAGAAGTGGCATACAGTTTTACTCTTGTAGGAATGCCATCAACCCACATAACCATTTCTGTATATTCACTGTCCGGCAGAATATTAAATTCCAGCTCCATATAGTAATCTTCACAATATGGGACAGAGATTTCGTTCTGTTCAGATTTCAGTGTTGCTTCCTGAGCTTTTACAGTATAACCAAGATTATCTGCAAAACAGGAGAGTACTTGAGCTTCATAGTTCTTTACATTTGTACATTTATAAATGAATTTAAAGTTCTTGCCAGTTTTCTTTGCATCATCAGCAAATAACTGATATGGGATAGTAGCAGCAGTTCCTGCTTTTACGCAGAAATAAGTATCTCCATCTTCATCGACCTGATAACCACCATTTGTTGTATCAAAGTTATCTGACACTTCAATTGTAAGATTATCATTGATCTTCAGCCAGTCAGCTTCACCATTGTTTTTACCAGATGGATTAAAGTCAAATGCAAGGTTTGTAGTTACCGGAGATACATTGATATCCAGTTTCTCAATAGTAGCAGTAAGAATCTTTGTGATTCTACGACAACTGATAGTAAGAGACTGTTTGCCTATTGCGGTAGACTTGTAGCTCCAGATCTGAGCAGTTCTTCCAACAGTAAGAGTAGAAGCAACTTTGCCATCAACAGAGAGTTTTACAGTAGCAGGATTATGTTCTGGATCATATACAACATATTTGATGCTTGTTGTATTGTACTGTTTTGCAGTAAATTCAACCATAGAACATCCAATAATAGGAGTAGTATTTCCTTGTTCAACCCAGATAATATCTTTATATACTGACTCAGAAGTTACGTCCTGATTATTGATACTTGCAGTCATATACACTTTCAGAAGGTGAGCACCATGACTCTGTTTTGCCAGAGTATAAGTCATCTGTCTACCAGAAGCAGTTGTTTCAACTCCTGCAATTTCTTTTCCATCAAGAACAAAATGTACAGTCTTATTAATATCACCATATGGAGTATATCTAAATGTTACCTCGTCTGAATAGAAGAGTGTATCATCAAAAATACTCTCAATTTTAAAGTCAACAATTGTAATGGTCCAAGTCTTAGTAGCGATTGTACCAAAACTGTCAGTGATAGAAAGTCTGATAGAGTTTGCACCATTTTTCAGATATTGTGTAATATCAAAACTATTCTTACCCTGAGCAGCTACAGTAGTAGCAACTGTTGTACTTCCGACACGCCATGTAGCAGTACCATTACCGGTTGTATCTCCTGTATTATCTACAGAGGTAAAGTTATACTCGATCACTGCAGAGTTTCCTGCTAAGAAGATTGCATCAGAACTTGTAATTCTCTCGATTGTGACCGTAGTAGTGTCAGATGGTCCAGAGCCACCAGTGATTGTAAACTGTTTCTTAATTACATCATCTTCATACAGAGTAAAAACATTTTCTTCATAAGAAACGTCATACTCATGACCTGTATTTTTACCTAAATCCTTAATAGATTCATTGATCGCAGTAATGTCACTATTGATGGATTCAAACTGAGAATCATAACCAGAAACATTCTGCTTCAGAATATCTACCGTATTTTTGGTTTCTGTAGTAGTAGCAGAAATTGTTTCGTTAGATTCTTTTAATCCAGCTACATCTGTTTTCAGACCTGAAATATCAGTTGTGTTTGTTTCAACTTTGCCTGCCAGGTCATCTTTTGCAGTCTCAAGAGCAGACACACGATCTACAACAGGAGAGAGCTTTTCATCTGTACTCTTAGAAATGTCCTCTTTAAGAGCAGAAGTCCATGCGGCAGACGGTTCAATAGAACTAAGTTCTACAGTCTGGATCTCTGTTTCTCCATTCTTGAATACGAGAGAACCTTTGCCATTCACTACAGAATATTCAACAACAAGATTTGAAAGACTGTTAATAGTGATTTCACCAATCTGTTCTTCTTTATCTTTAAATACAAGATGTCCAGAAGTATTATCATATTCAATTTTCAGATTTTTCAGACTATCAATACCTGAGATAGCAGTGTTCAGTTCCTCAACAGTCTGGTCAATCTCTGTTTTTGTATAGTAATCTTTTAGAGAAGCAGCTACAGTCTGATTTAAATTTGCTGTTACAGAAGCGGTTACATCTGCTTTTATATCATCTACATTAATAGAAGCAGCGGAAGCTTTTGCTTCATCTGCGTATTGTTTTGCTTCGGCTACATGACCAAGAATCATATTTACAAAACTTGTATACCAATCTTCAGAAGGTTCAATGATTCCGTCATAATTTAATCCTTGAAGAACAGTAAACTTACCATTTGGTCTGGTTCTCCAAATATAATTGTTTCCTTTTTCATTTACACCAGTAGCCATAATTTCAAAAATTATATCTCCGGCATTTGCTGTAACAGCAGCATCAATCAGCCAACCAAATCGAATATAAGTATTGTTGGAAGCTACATTGATAACTGTTGCTACTTTACCTTTTTTCTCAGCTACAGATTCATATCTTATCTGGATGAGCATATCCATAAGATCCATACCATCCCAATATCTTTGAATCCTAAATGGCATATACTGGCTGTTTTCTTCCTGCATAATATTAATCTGTGTAGCATCAACGGCAATATTTTTTAAGTTATCCACTGTTGAATATGCATTGTCTTGATATTTGGTATATACTTCATAACGACCATCAGTACATAATGTATATTCCTCAGTATCTACGGCTAACTCAGCACTCAAAGTCATTGCCGAATTAGCCGCAGCAGCAATTTTAGAATCTTTAAATGACATATCATGACTCCTTTACTTTAATAATTTATCCAGATCGACAACCTGATCAAGATGAACAACTCCATCCTGTGTGCCATCAGGATCTTTACCTGTCATATCTTCGGCTACCATAGCAGAAAGATTTTTTACAACGATACCATTTCCGGTATCTTCACCATTTCTGTCTGTTAAAGTGATTTTTCTGTCTTCCGTATTAAGACGAATATCTTTTACCATACCTTCATAAGTTGCTTTATTCTGAGCATTGAGATCTTTAATCATTCCTTCCATAGCAAGGAGTCTCTGATCAATTTCAGTAAACAATTCAGAAGGTTCATATTTATCAAATTGTACAAGTGGAGTAATATGAATAACACCTGATGTGGTTTTTCGAATATAAGAAGTGTATGTTCCATCTTCATTAGCAACAAGTTTTAAGAACGTGAAAGATACTTCGATATCCCCGGCTTCAGCAGTAAGTGCTGCATCGACAGGAATTAAATACTGGATATAATTCTGTTCATATTCAAGATTATTTATAATAAGTTGTGTCATTTTAATTTTGTCTGACACTGGAAGCTTATACTTCATATAAACAGTTGTATCTGACATATCAATCTGTTCCCGGTACATTTTACTTGTTACAATCTGAATCTTATCTACATAATTGCTTCTTTCCACAATTGATTCTTTGACTGTTGTAACAACAGTATTTTCATCTGTAATTTTTAGTGTATACATAACTGCCTCCTTCCTTATTTAGTCTGAGTTTTTTCTAAAGCTTCAATTCTAGTCTGTAGTGACTTAATAGTTTCTTGCAGTGTTGTGACTGATGAATTCGCATTATCAGCACTTTTCTTGATCTCAGCAGTATTCTGAGTCAAAGTAGTAATATTGTTCTGTATTGTTTCGATATTATTGGTTATGCTAAGTAATGATGTATTGATCTGTTCAATTGAAGTGTTAGAAGAAGAATCTGCAGACTGCAGATCAGAGATAGATTTCTGTACAGCAGTCATAGATTCTTTCAATTTATCCACATCAGCTCCCAGCTGAGTAAGCTTTCTTCCAACAACAAGGGCGTCAGCGAATGCACCCTGTTTAGATAATGTCATATCTGATTCAGGGAGATTAGCCAGATAATTGTAATCATACTTAACAACACCAACAGAGGTTTGAATTCCCTGAATATATGTTGCCATTATTACTCACCTTTTTCTACAAATTCATATAGTACTGTCATATCAAGCATAGACAGTTTGTCTTCATTAGATTTAAGCATTTTCTTGAGAGATTCCTCTGGGATCATCTCAACATCAAGTTCACATGTTTTATCATAAATTTTCTGCAGACTTTCTTGGATTTCAGGGATGATTTTATCCTTTATATCATCATTAAGAGCACGATTTCCTGTTTCATTACCGTTTTCGTCAACAATAGGATGTGAGTTTTCCTCTGTAAAATAAGAATCAACTAACTCCTGCTCAACCTCTGAGATTTTATCTACCTGCGCCTTAAGAGCCTTCAGGTTCATTGTATTCGCCCAGAATACATCAACATCTCCTGCGATTAAATCCGCACGACTCTTCATAGAATTTAATGTTTTATACATTGCCATAATGTCTGCATTTACAATAACTTTTTTCATAATCCTTGTACTCCTTTTATATTAATATGTAACTTTATTTTCTCTGACGAGTTCTTCAATAGCATCATTTAGATATGCTTCAAAGTCAGAATATAATGTTTCGATAGCCGCTTTAGAATCTTCTGTAATCAAAGCCTTAGCTTTATCAATAGCCATCTGTTTAGCAGTTTTCTGAGCTTCTGCGTCAAACTTACCTTCCTTTTTCAAAGCATCTACATAAGTCTGATTAACTGTGAGCACTGCTTTACTAATAGCATCAGTAGCAGCGTCTATATATTTTACGAGCTGATCATTCTCCAAGTTCTTTTCCTGTTCTTTAATCTTTACTTTTAGGAAGAGGATTCCATAAGTAATAAGAAGTGGAAGAATACCAGTAATGATCAGATATAATACGTCCTGAATACCCTGTTTGATGTCCATAGTCATACCTCCATTCATCCTACAGCCTCATCTTCAGATACATGATCGAAGACTGGCCTTTCTTGTGATTCTAAATTGCACATTGCAGTATCATAGGTAATACCTCCGACCTGGTTTTCTTTACTAGCTTTGGCATAATATCCTAAAATTGTAGGAATCAACGCTGCCGGAATACCTATGAGCGCATACATATAACTCGTATCTCCGGTGAGACTTATCATATGTTCGCTAAACCAAAGAATCTGTAAGCAGATAGCAAAGACTACAAACACAATAAGCTTACTTGTATTTGGTTTTTTAAAATTGAATCTTTTAACCTTTGCTGCTTTCAGATTTCGTTTCATTTCAATCTGCCGATTTTTGGCTTTGATTTTCTTTAATTCAAGTTCATATTCTCGACTGGTCAAATATTTCACCTTCTTTGCATAATAAAAGACCACGATTGCTCATGGCCTCTTATTTATTCAGGAATAATTCCATATACGTATGTTTCAAACTCTGTAAAATCTTTCAGGACAGCCTCTTTATTTGTTTTAAATGCTTCACTATCCTGAATAGATTTATTGATATTTACATTTCCATCTTTACTAACAGATGCATTAAGATAAGCAACCTGCTTTGAGTTTTCACCTTCACCGATCATAACCTGACCGGATACATTTCTTGTTTCACTAATTTTTAACATAACTTTTCCTCCATTTTTTGTAGTCGTTGAGTAATGAGAGAGAGCTGTCCCTGGAGTATAAGAATTTCATTCTTAAGGGATTGATTTTCAGATTCGAGAGAATCAATACGATGATGGGCTTTTTGAGTCATGTGAGTATTGAGAGAAATGAATTCAAGGTAATTCATTGAATATTCATCAGTACGTCCAACAAAATTAGGCTTATCTAAAATAGCTTTTGTAACCATACTATAATTTTCTGATTCAAAATTATTTTCTTTTAAATGCCTTTCTGTTTCCCTTGCTCCAAATCCGAAATGTATTTTAGGTATTTCATCATCGTTTGGACGTTGTTTAAATTTATATTGAATTGGATTTAATGACATATAAAACTTGTCAATAGATGAAATAGTATTAATACTTTTAATATCATCTTTTATATACTCATCTGAACCACCGTTTAAAGCACCTGTATAATAAATATTCTTCCATTTATAGCTTGCATTTCCTAAATTTAAGCCCTCCATTTCATATGGACCGAAATATCTTGCAGATCCATTTGATGTAACTTCTGCATAACGATTTTTTTCACTATTATGATATATTTTCGTTACAGATGTATAATCTACAGATCCAGCTGGCCCACGTGGACCAGTCGCTCCTTGTGGCCCACGAGTACCATTTTTACCATCTTTACCATTGGTTCCGTCTTTTCCCTTAGGGATACTAAATTTAAATGTCAAAGTATCTCCTGCAGTGTTTACAGAAGTCTCTACTTTAGGATCATCGTTATAATTAACTTGACTAGCAGTTGCTTTGTAAGAAGCAATCTTTCCGCCACCAGAATTTAAAGATGTATATGTGTGTCCACCCATATGAATTGCGTTTACATACAAACAATTAAATTTATTATTTTTAGAACCAATATTCATGGTTGCGCTTGCGTCTCTTTTGATACTTGTTATAACCGGGATTCCGTTTGTATTCTCATCAGTTTTTTTTTCAGTATAAATATTATAAGGCATAATACACCATGTAGCGGTAACATCAGCATCTTGCTTATCTACGTTACCAATACCAATTGCACAACCACCTTCTGTATTTGGAAGCAACGTATGATTATGTCCATATCCATTATATGAAAAATATTCTCGATTATCATAATCAAGATAGATTGGATTTCCAGAACTATTAACTTCATATGGTGTCCATTTCATATTCTGATAAGGGATAGATCCTGTTGTAGTATCTATAACAAATTGACTTTGTACTAAACAATTGCTTTGTATTTGCATAGGCGCGGTAACAAGGAGAGTATCTCCCATTATTCGCAAGGTGTTCCTGCCACCAACATCTGTAGATATCATATATCCACATTCATCATTTAGCCCGAATCTTAAATCGCCACTTGTAAGTCCCCAATTAGTAGCAGAGATGATTTCTCTTGAATCAGTAGGGTTACCGTTTACATCATTATAATAAATGCTATAACTTCTTTTTGCAGTCATTGTTCTTGCGGTTACATTTCCGGCGAAAGTACCAGAAGAAGCATAAATAGTTCCAGAAATAATAGCATTACTTGCTTGTAACAAACCATTTTTTGACACTTTAAATCCAGTTGCCCCAGAGGGTATTTCTTGATCTTCATTTTGAATAATACCAATTTTTCCATCAATAGTAATATATCCACTAAGATCAGATGGAATATTAGGTCTATCGTCAAGATCATTATAACTTAGTCCGTTAACAGTTGAACCTGGTCCAAGTGTAAGTGAATTAGCAATTATATCTCCTGTAAAGCTTCCTGAAGTAGCTGTAATATGACCTTTAAATGTAGCACCTTGACTATTAATATTTAGATAATCACCCCAATGAATACCATCTGGACTTATACTTATGCTTCCTTTATTAGCAGTTAAAGAATTACTTGAAATAATCCATCCACCAATAAATCCATCATTAGCTACAATCTTACCTGTAAACTCACCTTGATTAGCATACATCTTACCGTTAGAATCAACCATAAAATTACCGTCACCAAGAGCAATACCATTTGTACCAATATATACATTTTTATTTTTTGAAACAGAAGAGGGCTGTTTTGTAGGAAAATCTTTTAATCCAGAATATAATTTTTCAGAATCAATTATAAACCCTTTTTCTCCACCAATCTTTCCGTGATTTGCGATAATAGTTCCCTCAACTGTACTATCACCACGAATATAAGCATTTCCATCTGCATCAATAGCAAAATTTTTTGCTTTAATTGCTCCACTGTCAGATAAATCAAACCATATCCCTTTAGTTGAATAACAAGATACTAAACTATCTTCAAATACTTTAGACATAATGGCATCTGTTTTAATAGAATCAGCAGTAATAGTATTGGTTTCAATAATACCACCGTCGATTTTAGTTTTACCTGGTCCAGTGTGTGTATTCATTGCAGTGATAATACCATTAATGTCAATGGTGCTGGCATCAATGCTAATATGGTCAGAAATCATCTGAATAAATTTATCAGTAACTGTGAACTCAGACTCTTTGTCACCAGTTACCATAAAACTGATTTTATCTGCATTCTGAGTAATAGAAGAGGTGTTTGCTTTAATTTTTTCTTGAGCTTCAGAAAGATCTGTTTGCATACTGCTTACAGTAGATGTAATCCCAGAAACATTTTGTTTGATATCAGAAAAATCTGTTCGGATAGATTCTTGATCTTTAAGATATTGAGTATTACTAACCTTAGTTTCGATTTGTCCGGTCAGAGTATCTGTAACATTCTTAATCTGCTTTGTGTAGTCATCTGTAATAGTCGTCTTTTCTATTCCCCACCATTGATTTCCTTTGCCATCATAAATATTAGTGATGTCAATACCACCTTGTTCATTTGGTTCTATGACTTGGAACCCAAGTTTGTCTTTGGTAATGGTGGCGTTATTAATCATGTCTCCAAGAATTGTATTATCTGGGATACCTGTCTGGGTAATACCATTTTCATCAAATAAAGCGGCTCTATCTCCATTTTTAACAATAAAGTTGAAATCCCCTTTACCATCCATACCAATCTGCACACGAACATTTCCTTTGGAATCATAAAACTGTTGGGTGCTTTCTTGAAATGCAATAGTAGGTTTATTGTCTTTAGAGATAAGTACAATTTGATTTGCAAGAGCATTTTGAGCCATTAAATCTCCAACTGCAATTTTCTTTGCGATGAGATTAGTAATAACAGCCTGATCAATTTCTGCATTTTCTACAGTAAGATGAATTGTATGTAATTCTCCAACTCCTGCATGACCTGCCAGGAGATTTTTCACATTGATCATATCAGCATTAATCTGGTTAGATTCTATAATCTTAGCTGACAGCTTTTCAATATTTGCCTGTTCCGCTTCGAGAATACGAGTTGTGATCTTATCTGCGGAAATAAGTTTTACATCGAGATATTTCATGAAAGCAGTATCAACAGTAAGCTTATCAAATATACCTTCTTTTGCTTTCACGAGTTCTGCAATAATTGTATCAGCGGTAATGGTTCCACCAGATCCGGATCCTCCTGTAGTAGTCCCGCCGAGCATTGAATTGAATAGAGGATTTGAAAAGATTTGCTTAATAGCTTCTGATGTGATGACATAATCAGAAGTAGAAGATTTGTTGACTGAATTAACACGACCACCGGTTCTGTCAGAGGTCTGATTTAATGCATTTGTTAAAAATTCATTATCATTTGTTAATTTTGATTTATATTGGACCATGTTGGAAAAAGTAACTTCCATCGTTTCATCCATATCACAAGGATTATATCTGATTTCTACAACACGAAGTTTTACATATCGTGTATCAGATAGTCCTAATCGAACAAAATCATTTACTGCAAGCTGATCATGATATTCTCTGAATTCTGGAAGAGCATAAATATTTCCAATTTCATCTGTATAAGTATATTGCGGATGAGATTCTACATACAATTCTTCTACAGCATCTTTATATAATGTAATCGCTTTATCGACTGCATCAACTGTACTATCAAGAGTCGTAATAATAATATTTTCATTTGAATAAGTTGCTTGATTATACAGGCTCTTAATAATATACGTTTCCTTATCTGTAAACGCTGGATATTTTTCCTGTACTTTACCAAAATTTTCCATTAAAACATCTTTTGCAATCTGGTTTCGTTTTTCTTGAATTTCAGGTTTCTTAGCCGCATCATATTCAGCTTGACGTTCCTTTAATGCAGTTTCAGCCTGATCTTTTAAATTCAAATAATCCAGATATTTCTGATGCATTTGAGTGAAATATGCCTCTTCGTATCCAGAAAGAGGATTATATCCATCTGCATACCCATTCTTTTTTAGTTCTTTGATACATGAATCATATGTGGCAATTTTAGTTTTTAATTCTGCAATGCCGTATAATTTCCAATCTGTTTCATACGCTTTCATGATTGCTTCAGACTGAGTAAAGTATCCAAATTGAGATGGGGCATCTCCCATTTCAAGCTGCATACCACAGACAGTAAAGTCAGAACTTCCTGTAAATGCCACATCAATAAGATGTGATGTTAGATTGAAAGAAGTATAAACTCTGGTCCAAGAAGATGTGATGTTATAAGAAATATTCTTTCTGTCCTCTCCGGTGTTATTATAACCAAGATAAAATGTACCGGATCCTTTTACAAAACAACTAAGAGTATATCTCTGAGATGGTTCGATACTGATATTGTGTTGATAAATACCACCATTTGTACCGATTACTTTAACTCCACGAGTAATTCCGTATGCAGGTGCGTCATTAATTTGTACTGTTTGGAACGAAGAAGTTCCGGAACCTACCATATACCAATCTTGACCTAATACAACTGGATTTACACATGAGATGATGTTTCCCTTACCGAAACCCTCTATAGTTTCGTCTTGAGCTTGTAACGCAGCCACAATGGATGGAAGAGTATAGTTCATGATTGATTCGTACATAGGCCAATCGGATGAATTTTTCAAATCTTCAAGATCAAAATTTCCTTCTTCATCAACATGAATAGACTCAAAACCTTTGATTATAGCCATGTTTGAATCATATGCATCTTTTAGATCTTCAACTTTTTGTCCGAACCAATTTGTCTGAGCAGTATCAATAGGGACTCTATTCATCAATTCAGCAAGAATGTCAAGATTTTTATTATACTCCCTAGATAAATTACAGTATTCATCTCTTCTTGATTCTATGTATTTTTGCCAAGCTGTATATTTTTCTTGTAGGACAATGTTCATATATGGTTCACGACAAAAATGAGAACAATCTGTAATGACAGAGTTTCCAAAATTTGCGAGATCGATATTGTAATCGTCAAGTCCATCAACATAAAATTGTGTTACCAAACTGTCGTCTCTTGATATTGTTACGCTATCTTGAATATTACGAAAACCAAGTACTACATTTGTATCTTTACCTAAACTATCCGGCTTATATACATTAATTAATAAATTTTCGGTATCAAATTCAAAAACACATTTATATGCAGGAGCAGCAGTTTGAGTGAAAAATGCATATACATTTTGATCGTCCACATCGAAATTACAAATTTCATTCGGAAGTAATACCTTATCATCATCCAGAGTGATGTTATCTACATATCCGATCTTCCATCCAGGCACATCCGCATGTTTCAGCACAATATGTAGAAAACTTAGGTCTTCATTCTCTGGATTATAAAATTTAATTTGATAAAACTTATTAATATCATGATTTTTTTGGTACATCATTTCATAAGAATCTTCTTCGCCCATGTTAATTTTAAAATTTTTTAGTTTATATTGAGTAAGAGAGATTTCATATGATTCGGCGGTAATATCCTTTGTACATTGCGTTCCGTCATTTGTCTCTGTTGGAGGATCCATAATTTTATACCAGATTCCGTCACAATACAATTCCATCATTTCATCGAGTTCTTCATATCCCTGAGATTCTACGCCATCTACATATTTATCAACTGTGAAAGTTAATTCTGCAGTATTATTAGTTCTTAGCGTAACAGAAACAGTAGAAGTATCAAGTCCACCTAATGCACAAAAGAATCGTTTCCCAGGTTTAGCCAAATAAATGATTGCAGATTCTGTATTTCCATAAATATCATAATTATGAATCATTTTCATGCAAAGGCACCAACCTTTCGTGGTTCTCTATATGAGATTTCAAATGTCGCGTCACCTGTAAATTCAAATATATTTTCTCCGTAAGCAAGACGAGGCCAATAAATGTTATCTATATCCTCAATCCCTAAATCTTCAAATGAAACAATTGATTTTGTGATGTCATAGATTTTTAAATTTCTACAATCTATATAGAAATCATCACTTTTTAATGCATTAATTTTCATTGTTCTATCATTATCTGTTTTATTCTTTATAGTAATTATCCCATGAGATTTTGGAGAAACTTTAATTGTGGGGTATACATAATCTTCCCAACAATCAGAATTGTTCTGAATAGAATATTCTCTAGTAAGAGTAGAAGAGGAAGTTATTTTACATAAAATAAGAGGAGTATATCCCCATTGACTATCACAAGTTACTGTGTATGTTAGTTCATATGGAAGAGATGCATGTTCTGTAGATACCTCTGTAATTGTAGCAAAAAATTCGATTTCTTCTGAAAAATAATCGTCTCCAATAAATTTAAGAAGCCTTGGATATTGAGGGGATGTTAACCATGCATTAATGATTCTAATATTATTTGAAGTTAAATAATCAGAATCATTTGGAATAATAATGCCATTTTTTATGTCTGCAGTATAATTCATAGGAAATTTTATAATTCCGTTATCCAAATATGGAGTATATGTCGGATCATATTTTAAAATTCCATTTTTTAATTCCGGGACAACATTTTTATTTCTACATGGATTGCGCATTACACCCATTTTGAATGAATAGTTATCACCATAAATAGTACCAAAATGATTTTCTATTGGTCTATATTTGTTTTTTTCTCCTAATTGTAAAGAACGATTCACAAGAGTATCATTTTCTTCTATTCGAGTCACGATTAATCCGTATTCATCAGAAGTATGTCCATTAAACTCAAATTGTAGCATTTTTTCACCTCTTTCATATATTTTAATATTAAAAGAGCTGTCTTAAAGACAGCCCTTTTAAATTAGCGAACTTTTTTCCAGTCACGTTTATTACGTTCAGTAATAATATCACCAATTTGATAAGCAAGCTTCTTAATATCTTGCTCATTATTGATTTTATCAACATTGATTGTAATATTACACTCACTATTCACACTTGTATCATTTGAAGACGATGGTAGAATAGTGGTAATTGGTTTCGCCATTCTAGCATTAAATTCATTCAGAGTAGCAACTGTAGGTTTCAGTTGATCTGTGAATTCTTTTGTCAGAACAGTTTCACCCGGATTTGCACCGATCAGCATAGAATCTCCACGCGGTATTAAAGCATCTCCGCCGATCATATCAAGTATGCTGGCAGGAATACCTTTTCGTACAACACCACCTTTAGAGAATCCGTAGGATTTATATGCCTTCAGGATTTTATTTTTCAGAGTAGATCCCCAAGAATCATAATTCTTAACACCCGGAGTATTGATCTGAAGAATATCTGCAAGCTGTTGCATTTCTTTTGGTCCGACTTTCTTACCTTTAGCATTAAAATATCCTATCAAAGGACTCACTCCGGCAGGAACGTCTGTTGCACCATCTGGACGATCACTCAGAGAATTTGTCCAGTCTTTCAGATATGCTTTCTTAAATCCCTCAACTGCGGTATATGATTGATCGCTATGGTTTGCGCCGTTTTTATAAGCATATTCCATGGCATCTCTCAGATTATTACCTGAAGTCTCTTTGATTCCAGCTTTATCTGCATAATCCTTGATCTTCTCATAATGAGAATCCGGCATTACATGAACGGTACAAGTAGCTTTAGCAAGACCACCACCGCCAATAGCAGTAATGATACATTTTCTTGTTTTAGACTCATCACGCGCCATTAAACCGTTCTTATTAAGACCTGAAGACACACCGCGAACTGTACCATCAGAAGAAACTTTCGCAATAGATTCATCAGAACTTTTCCACTCGATATCAGAGTGTTCCGGTTTCTTTGGTGACCATGTTGCTTTAAGCTGTTTCTTGATATGACTGTATGTCAAATAAATATCTGTATCACTCAGCTTCAGAGTATAGTCTGTATCTGGTTTAATATTTGGACTTCCAGCAGTCTGAGAAGATCCTGCGTTATTCATTGCGCTATCAAATGCACTATTACCAGCAGATGAACCGCCATAAGGCTTACTGGTGTCAATTTTTGTAACACCTTCCCATGCTTTTGTTGCATTTACAGCAGCAGTATTAAAATCAGCTGCCTTTGTGATCATTTGACTATAAGTCTGAGAAACTTTCATGCCATACTGATCCATTACGTCACCCAGATGTTTATAGGTGCTGTCGTAATTTGCTTTTACATTAGAAAGCATGCTGCCAATAATAGCTTCTTGGAAAGCTGCATTTTTCTTAACAGCATCAAGAGTATTATCTAATGCCTTATTTGCCTCATCTGAAAAATTCTCATAGCCGGTATTTTTCATATCGACTTCATGCTGATGCATCGTATCGGCCATATCGTCTTCTGCATCTGCAAGTTCCGCACGTAATTTCTCAAGACGAGCTTTAGAAGCGGCATTTGATGTTCCTTCAAGAGCAGCAATTTGAGCTTTAAGAGTATTGATATCCTTAGTTTTCTTCTTTAGAGTTTTATCATAATCATAATATTTCTCTTTAGCAGAAAGGGCATCTTTACGTTTTTCAATATTTTCCTGTAACAGATCATTCTCTTTAGTAACTTGAGTGGTATACATATCAAGAAGATTCTGTTTAAGATCAGCAAGAGTAGCAGACTCTTGTTGCAAACTCTTAAGCATTTCATCGGTTTTAGTCTTATAATATTCTGGACCAATTGCACCATTTTTATACATTTCATCCAGCTTATTTAATCCCTCACGATAATTTGCTATTTTATCCTTAGTGGCGTCAATCTGTTCTTGAACCAATAAAATATTGGTCAAACCGTTTGTAGAGAAGGCTCCATCATCATTATAGAAACTCTCGGTATCACCAAGTAACTTTTGAGCAGTCTGAAGCTCAGATACAAGATTTGAAAGTTTATTCTGCGCTTCATCAAGAGGTTTAAATCGAAAATCAATTTCTTCCTGAGCTAATTGTTGCATCGCCTCTTTGGATTTAATAATAGAAGCAGTGAGGTTATCATATTCCTCAATTTTCTTCTGCATCTCTTCATTACTCCAAGTTTTTGTTGCAATTTCTTCTGCAAGAAGCTGACGTTTTTCTTCATCAGCGCGAATAACTTTATCATAAGTTTTCAAACGTTCTTCATAATCATTGGCTGAAAGCTGATAATTAATATCATCAGCATTCTTTTTATAACTAATAGAAGCGTCCTGCTTATCACCAGCTCTTTCCCAACGATCAATTTGCCATTGCTTTAAGTTCTCTCTGGTTTCTTCAAGAGCAGCTTTAGCTTCTTGGATGTGTGTATCAGCCTCAACAATAGATGTGTTCAAATCAGTTAGATTTTTCTTCATTTCCTGATAAGCTTTATCTTTTTTGTTATGACCATTCACATTAAGATAATCTGTCATGCTTTGCTGAACTTTATCTCTTTCTTTTAACATCCAGTCTTTTTGATATTGAGCATAACTTACTTGTTTTTCAAGATCTTTCCAATATACCGAACCAACTTTTTGAGATTTTCCACTCTTTATACGATTTTCAGCTTTAGCTGCATAATATTCCTCTTTAGCTTTACGCTTACTGATGATCAGATCATAGGAATCGTAAACATTATCAACTTTAGATTTAGCTAAATCAAGTTTCTGAGTTTTCTTATCTCTATATTTTTGAACGGCGTCAAGATACTTGTCGTACCACTGTTTATATGCTTCTACAGCAGCTTTCTGATTTGCATCCAATGTTTCTATATTAATAGTGCCATCTTGAACTTTTTTCTTCAAAGCAGGAGTAAGATATTTGCTTACTTCGCCATTGTTTGCAACTTCTTCGGACTTCCTTTTATAAACAGAGATGCTTTCTTTAGCAGCCTTGATTTCTTTATCTGTATTTTCAAGAGCTTTATTATAATACTTTTGAGCTTTTGTATAATGGCTGTAATCGCTTTCGGCAAGATCTGTATACCTAGAAGTTATACGATCAAGACGATCCATAGCAACTTCAACCCAATCCATAGCATTATCATTCAGCTTCTTGATTACATTTTGAAGAGCTTCGCTTACTTCATCAGCCGCGTCACTTGTATCATCACTATTGTTTGATACCGCATCTGTATTATCTTCGATTGCATGTTGAAGACCAGAATTGCCGGAGTTACCAGAATTTCCAGATCCGGCAGGTTTAACAGTTGCAGCTCCGCCTTGGAAGTGAAATCCCGGAGTATTACCAGCAGCAGCATAGGCTTTCATAACGCCTGGAGAAGTAACAGTGCCACTTGCATAAGCTCTGGCATGTCCTTGAATAGCCCCATGTTTAAGAAGAGCATCAGTTTGAGTAGTAGAGAATATAATGTCGCCCTTTTTCAGGTTCTCTATATGAGCACCGCCAGGAATTAAACTCCAAACACCATCACGAACAATTGATTCAGCGTGACCGTTGATACCCACTTCATTTACAAGAGCTTGCTGATCTTGTTTAATAGCAACATTCGTACCACTTGCATGAGCCGGTGTAATATTTAAAACATTGTAAGCACTTCCAGTAGATTCAGCTTTGAACGTACCAGTTGAACATGCAACTGTTTTACTCAAACCACCACTTGGTCCACCTGAATTTATCCAATTAACAGTTCCGGTAGCAGTAAATGAGGTCTGAACGGCAGAAATATCATTTCCCCAATGAACAGTACCATGAGAATAATGTTCGGTAGCAGCATAAACATCTACTAAACCTGTCTCATTAGACCATTTTACTTTTCCTTCGCTTTTTTTCTCTTCAGCAAGGTAGGCATCTACTTCGTGATGTTCTGGTTTGAAAGTTACAGTTCCTTGGCCTTGTTGTTCTTTTGTCAATGCTTGGAATTGAGTTTCGTCAATTTTAACCGATATAGCAGGTGTATCACCTGATAAAGATTCCAGACTTGCTTTTAAAGCATCAATTTTAGATTGAGCATCTTCATCATTTAAATCAATTCCTGCAGCAATAGCTAACTGCTTATCACCGTCTTCGCCATTCGCAAGTGCTAACCATTTATCAATATCAGTACTTTGATCCATAAGAACCTGAAGATGAATCTGAGCTTCTCGTTGATCAATCATAGATTGAATTGCATTGTATTCAGGAGAATCAACATCTAACTTTAATTCTACTTTAGCTTTTTCAAGTTCATCAATTTGAGATTGTAATTCATCTATCGATAATCCGTCAGTATCACTATCAATTTCGAACGAGAGATCAATATCCCCATCTGCTTTCATCTGACGCAATGAAGCCATTCCGTCCTGAGTAGCTTGATCCAATTCATCTATGCCGGAAGTATCAACTTCAGGAGTAACCTTAAGTAATCCCATATCATTCATAACCATGATAAGAGATTCAGCAGCAGCCTGAGCTTCCATTTCAGACATACCCATCTGTTTATAGCTGTCAATAAGCGAATCTACAGATTTTTCTGCATTGGCATATCTTTCATTGTCACTATATTGACCGTCAGTATAATCAATATTCATTAATTCCTGAGCGGAATAGTCTTTCAGAGTTTCAAGACTTTGTTTTGCGGCTTCATCTTCGCCATAATAAGCCTGCTGTACTTGATGTAACATTTCAGCATAGTTGTTAGCTTGCTGAATAGAATCATCACCTTCAAAAGTACGAATTCCAATACCTTGAGTGTCTTTGCCGGTTTCAAGGATCTCATGTGCATAATGCTCTAAAGCTTCAGGTTCAAGGACGTCGCCATTTGGAAGGATTGGAGTTACAACTACAGTTTTCTTTCCGTCTTTTGTAGAATATCCACTGCTAAATACAGTAGCTGTTCCATCACCGACATTTTGATATTTCATGTCTGATAACTTGCTGGCATCAATAACAGGTCTATGCGCAAGATCAACAGAACCTTTATTTTTCTGCATCTCTTTTAGTTCTTCTGACATCTCAGGTTGGACTTTTACTTCGCCTAAAGCCTGTAAAACAGTAAGAAGAGCATTGGCTTGTTCTTGAGTTAAATCAAGCTGATCTGCAAATCCTTGTAAGGCATCCTCGGCGCCACGAATGCCAGCATCTTCAGATTCATAAGCTCCATTACCGAGTTGAATTTGTGCCAGATCTGCTGGATTCTCTTTATTAAGGGTTTGAATAAGATCTTGTAGTTGCTTATAATTATCGCTCTTTTTATCCTGAGCATCTTTGATCTTATTAACCAATTCAACATCAGAATCTGTATAATCTCCAGTGTTACCACTTTCAATTCCTTCGTTGACATCCTGGAAGTGTTTGATTTTTTGCCCTTTAGCCTTCGCTTCATAACCCTGGATCATTTTATTATAAGCAGCCTCATCAACTTCAAATTCAGGTGTTAATTTAATGCCAGCCTTCTTAGCTTGTTCCTGAATGGCCTCTATATATTTCTTACCTGCATCAGAATCCGGATTAATGTCCTGATCCTTCATTGCCTGATTCAGCTCATCAATGGCGCCTTTGGCATCCTTGATATCCTGAATCTTACGATCAACAGTACCATCTTTGAAGTCAGATATAGCCTGAGTAATACCAGTTTTTTGCGCAATTAAATTGTCAATAACTGCTTGTTGATCGTCCAGAGCGGACTGATTTGCACCACTGGCTTTCAGTTTTCCCATTTTAATCTGAGCATCAATGAGTTTATCGTCAATCTCTTCAGATTTCAGGGCACCTTCTTCAAGAGAAGATACAAAATTATTTGTATCGCCATAATCTTTCAATCTACCAAACATAGATTCGAATGATTCAAGACTCATACCCATAGCATCTGCAGCTTCTTGAGTATCAGTGAAAGAGTACATCCATTGCTGATTTCCATCCTCAAGAGTTTTGTAAGTAGCTAATCCCTTAGCCTCAAGATCGCTTAAAAATCTCTTTGGACCGGAAGCATCATCAGTATAATAATTCTTGAGTTTGTTGTAGTTCTCAATGAAATTATCAGCATCTTCAAAACCATTCTGAGAGAAATATTTTGCAGCTGCTTTAAACTGAGGGGTACCAACTAAGCCTTTATCATACAGATCTTTTGCATTATCCAGATAACTCTTAGCTGTAGTATATTCATTGCCTTCAGTAGAAAGATTGTCAGCATTAACCATAGCTTGGAAATCAGAGAACTGTTTTGCAGCCTCCTGATACTGAGCAAAATACTGTGCCTGCAGATTTTTAAGATTTTCTAATCCTTGCTGAGTATAATCTTTGTTACCTGCTGATAATTGATCCTGATAATCCTGAATACGTTGTGCAAAATCAGAATTCATGAATTCATTTTGCTGTTCCAGATAATCCTTCATTCTTTCTGTGTTGATTTTCAAACCTTTTGCAGTGCGATCGAATACATTATCAACATGAGCATCTTTTAGATCACTGAATTGTGTTCTAAGACTATCCATAGTATCAGATGTAAGACCTGTTTCTGTCTGCATTTCGCTAATAGCTGATGTAAGAGCGGTAACAGTGTTCTGCATATCAGTTACTGGAAGATTAAATGCTGTTTTTCTCCAATCGGCCTGAGAAGCCTTCATGTTCTCAATAGACATGTTAGCTGCCTGAATTTGATCCTGATACTGCTTGATCTGTTCGTTATCTTCATCAGAAAGAGGAGATAGACCTTTGCTATTTTTCAAAGCATCGATACTATTCTGATATTCCTGAATCTGATTATTCAAATTCTCAATCTGCTTGTCCCCATTTTCGATTAGATTGGTGTAATCTGAAGCAGTAGCTTTCATATTATAAGCAGATTTATTATTCAGTCTTGTCTGCTGATCAGAAGCATCAGTCTGAAGACGAGTCAGTTCTTTTGAGAGATTATCCAGATTTTTAGCTGAAGTATCCAACTGAATTTGTACTTTAGTATCTTCAATTTTGGATTTCCAAGTTTCCCAATCTGCATCAGCCATTGATGGATCGGCAGAAAGTTTTACGATTGCTTGAAGAGCAAGTTCATCATCACCATATAAATCCATAAGTTTGGAGACTGTGAATCCTTGATCTAATGTAATCGGGCCATTATTTTTTCCAGTGAAATTATTAGTCAATAGATTTTTCACTGTTTTCTTATCTAAGTCAAATCCACTCAGATCCATAGTATCCATAATACTCTGAATATATTTATCTGCAGCAGCAAGTTGTTTCGGATCAGTCACATCTTTTACAGAGTCTCTGATTTTACCGATAGCGTCACTTGCTTTATCAAACGCTAGGTTCTGTAATCCCTGTTGCAGATTATCAGTTTCTGTGGCAAGTTCCGGGAACTGTTGAATAAGGTCAGTAACATCTGAATTCTGGAATGTACCGGATTTGATAGAATCCATTGAAGATTTGATATTTGACATATCTGTCTGGAAATTGTCAGTTATTGTGTCGAGATCAGTTGCTGTATCTTCAGCGGAGTTTTTGAAACGAGAAGCAAAAGTCGTGTCATCAACAATTTCGGTAGATTTTTTAGAATTAAGATAATCTTCCCAATTATCAGAGATATCTTTTTTACCCCATTTCATTTTTTCTGGGTTAAGATTATTATCCTGAAGATAGTCCCAGAATCCTTCAATATCTTCGTCGTTTTTATCTTTAAAGAAGCTATATTTTTTGCCAAAAATATCTTTAAGATTGTCCTTGATGCCTTCAAGATTTTTAGCATCAGGATCAGCTATCGCCATAATTCCATCTGCCAAATCATCCGCATCAATTCCAGCATTGCTCATAGCTTCATCAAGATCTTTAGTTTGACTAATTAAATCCTTAATAGCATCCGTTCCACCAGATTTTCCAGCTTCGATTAACTTATCTTTTAGATTGGAAAACTTACTTAAAGCAAAAATATTATCCATTTTATCTGAAACATAATCAGAAGAATTGGTTAACATAGAATACGCTTTAAATAAATCATTGATATTGTTTGCAAGATCTTGTGTATTTTTCTTGTCAATCAAATTTCCATCTTCATCATAAAGATCTTGTGCATTACTTGAGATATCTGACATAACATCAGCAAGTTCAGTTTCATATGATGCGATTGTTTTATCTTTCGCTTTTAATTCAGCTTCTTTTCGTTCTGATGACCATTCTTTATTATTAAGGACATCTTTTCTAGCTTGTTTTTCATCCTCAAGCCCACTCATTAATTTCTGAGCATATCCAATATTAGTATCTTGATATACTGGATATGGTGATTTGCCAAAAAGTTCTCCTTGGAAGGTTCGTTTTTCTAAGGCTTTTTTTGCATCAAGAGCCTGCTGTTTCTGAGCGGAAGTAACGGTTCTTTTTTTTAATCCTATTTGTGTATCTAAAATAGAATCCTCATTAAGTAAATTATTTAATTCGTTATCTTCAGCGGAAGTACGATTGCTTTTAGCTCTTAATTCATAAACACGTTGTTTATTTGTTTCTTTTTGTGACTGAAGGTTGTCAAGATCTGATTTTTCAGTCTTATATTTCTGTACTGATTCTTGTAAATTCTTTTGCGCTGCATTATCAGTGAGTACATTATCCCAAAGCATTTTTCCTGCTTTAATACCTGCTGCACCAATAATAAGAGGAATCATCATCGGAGCAATTGATTTAAATACTGTTGCAATACCTGAACCAACATTTTTAAATGATGCAAATAACCCAGCACTTTTACCAATACTTTCATTTTGAACAATTTGATTCTTAGAAAGTTCTGATTGCATTGTTTCTTCTACCATTGAATTTTTGCCATATGCTTGTTGCAACATCCAAATAGACGTAGCGTCAGGTAGACTTCCTCTATTTTTAGCTAAATATTTTGCTGCATCATTAACGTTTCCAAAAGCTCTTAATGATGAAATGGTGTCACTTATTGATCCTCCTAACTTAAAAGAATCTAAAGCTTTTGCTAATGTAGTAGCTTTCCCGATTTTATTTAATGACATGATATAATATGTTATGTTATAATATTCAAAGCAAAAACTTTTTAGGGAGGTAATATTATGGCACTTATTAAATGCCCGGAATGCGGGGGACAGGTTTCTGATAAAGCTCCGACGTGTATTCACTGCGGATGTCCTTTAACATCCAATACCGCAAGTAAGAAATTTTATGTAAATATAAATGGGCGTAGCTATGACATGACAGAATTAAAAGAAATGTATCAAGCGTATAGCCCTGAAGATCAAGAGTTAATATATCAATATTGTAAATCTACATTTAAAAAATATCCTACATCTTATAATTATCAAGAATTAAAAAATTGTGAATATCGCGGATTAGATTTGATTCAATACGTAAAAGAAAATTTGAAATGGCCTGATGTTAAAGCATATTTAACATATAAATTTATTGCAAAATGTTATAAAAAAGATTTCGAATCATTTTCATTCGATACTGATAAATACAAACCCGAAGGATATAACCAATCGAAACTAATATCAGCAACATCTCAAAACGTCGTTCGTTGTCCACGCTGTGGTTCCACGTCTGTCACAACAGAAGAACAAGGTTACGGACTCTTCGGCTGGATTGGTGCATCTCAAAAGAAGAATCTCTGCCAGAAGTGCGGTCACAAATGGTGGCCAGGAAGGTAAGGTAATACTATGGATATGCATAATATTGTAAATGGATTTTATGAAAATGTAGAAGAACGTAGACTTCATATGAAACAAGAATTATCTGCTGATATTCAGAATGAAAATACTGCTCCTGTAATCGCTCAAAAACTATATGAGGCATTATGTTCTTATCAAGAATCGTTACCAGACGAAGATGATATGGTTCTTGCGGTAGCTCATTTTGGAGAAACAGTTAATATAATTGTCAACAAAGTCGGCTACATTGGGTACAACCTAATCGTGTTTTACGGAGAGGACAGTTACGGCAAACCGCAGAAACTGATACAACATATAAATCAGTTGGATTTTCTCTTAAGCGCGCAGCCAAAGGAGATTCCAGAAGCCCCAAGACGGCAAATTGGTTTTCAAACTGAATCTGAGACGGAATAATAATGTTATTATTTTTTGTTAAGCTAATCATATAAACACCTACTTTCAGAATGGAGTGCATATGTATACTGAAAATTATAGCCCAGAAGAAGCCGAGAGAATAAAACAGATTATAGAAATCGGTGAATCTCAAAAACAAATTAAGCAATCGTTTTGGGATGAAATTAATACTCCAGATGTTCTAAAATTGAAAGAAGAATCAAATACTCTCTGGGAAGATTATCGAATTGTCGATAAAAAACTTCGAGAAAAAATTATAATACATAATAGTAATTTATCAATATATGACTCTGATTATATAAATTTTAGTATAGGAACTTGTGGATCAGTAAATCCGAATATTCAGGACGATTTTCAAGAATTAATTTCTATTTCACAGGGAAAATGGAAAAGATATAAATCGGCTAATGATATTTATACGAAAGCATTACATAAAAATATTGCAAATTTATCATTAACAGTCACTCCTGAAAATAGTATATCAATGAACTCATATGGAAGTACACGATGGGTATTCACAGAATTTTATTGTTCCTGTAAACCATTTTTAATTCTTGACATATGTGGATGTGAAGTTATTGTCATTCAAGATATTTTTCCTGGTAAATATTGTCAAACAGAATATTCTATTACAATGTCAGACCTGAAGAATAGGTCGGATTATGAAATACAAATCAAAAAACAGAATTTTCTTGACAATTTTAGAAAAGAATTAGATCCGTATGAAAAAAAATTACATTCAGCTCCGTTTTGTAAAAAACCTGCTCCGAAACCTTTTAAAAATATCTATACGCTTTACGCCCAAACTGATTCAGAAGAATACGGCAGGACAAAACGATATCTAATCATTGGATGTATGACATATGAAAAAGAATGAACTTACGTTCTGACTTTACAACAATAAAGTCTAGTGATATATTTACTAATTGTAGGATAGCCGAGAGTGTGCCTCGGCTTTGCACACACCTACAATCATAAATATCAAAATCGGATGTTCTGTCCGAAATCAAAATCCACTTATATTTACTTTAGCCATATGGCAGAAGGGAGGTGGAACATGAAGAAAGAAGAACATCAATTTAAGCTTGCAAAAATAGCAATTAAAAGATTCTTTACGGTTTTAGTATTACTTGCAGCTTTATGGATGGTGTTCCAGCACAATCCAACAAAACTCGTGACATCAATAAACCTGAAAGAACAGAGCATTGATATTAATTGCGAGTTTGCAAGCGAGACACCGGAGAAGTAGAAATACAACTCTGGTAGTGTGGGGTGAAACCCACACAATTAAAGTTTTAAAGGTTAAATTTCAATAATTTAAAATTCAAAGCTTATCTTACAGACACTGCGCTTGATCACCGCGGTGTCTTTCTTTTATCAAATATAATTTCTCTCTTTCGCATAAAGCGATTCGGCAGAAGAGAAGTGCCGCTCATGGAACATTCATTAAAAGTATATATAATATACTCCGAGGAAGGGTGCTCTCTCTACTCCTCCTGATTATTAATATGTTTCCCTCGTCATTACTTGCGTAATTGTTACTAACGTTTCACATATGACTAAATCGTAAATCAGGTTGGTACGTGCGTTGTCACGAGTTTTCGCTCACTTCACTATGCGATCAGCATAGAATAGTGAATTCGACGTATTAATCCTCTATTTATTTTAAGTCGCTATTCTCCACACATTGATATGAATCTCTATGTAGATAGGCTCATTGTTAAAAAATCGGAAAATAACGTGTAACCCTTAGATTTTTGGGTTAACCTACGACTGTTGCAAGACCTCCACCACTCAGGAATTTTAATCCTGCCATTGTTGCATTTTTTACTGTCATTGCTGCAAATACAGCAGTAAGTAATGCCGGTATTGGTCCAAGTGTTTTTTCAAGTGACGTAAATCCTTCTGTTAAACTATGTACAAATTCAAGAACACCATTTACAGTCCCTGAATTATAGAAATTAACCCAGAAATCCTGCATCTGTGTTTTGATTGCTTGTAGTTTACCAGCGGTTGATTCCATGTATTTTTCCTGGTTAGCTTCAGCATTACCATTTGCGGTTGTTGCTTCCTCTGCCAGTGACATGGAGTCTGTGAATGCATCAAGCATAGACTTGAATTTTGAAGTTTCTGTTTCATTTAACGAATTCGCAACATTCGTTTTGTGTTAATATATTATGCTGCTATATAATCAACAAATTTATCGTTTTTAAAATCAATTACAAATTGCTCCCATTGATCTTTGGTTGCAATATCACCATATATACTATGGAATAAATTATGAATATCTTGCCTTACACATACGCCAAGATATTTATTTTGTTTTTCATTAAATTTAGTCACGATTATTTCTAATTCTTTGGATGTATATTCGTCTAAATTTTTATTTTCCAAATTCAATTCATATAATATATCTGATATAATTTGGTTAACAGGATATATATGATGCACATCAAATTTTTCACTTCCTGTTAAGACACATTTATTATTGCATGCATTAATGCTATTTTTTCTCCATGTATAAGAACGCCTTCTTAAATAATCATTTAAACGATTATTGATTTCTCCAAATGGATCAGACCTAAACAATCCTAGTCTTTCTCTCTGATATTTTACATTTCTTTGAGATCGTTTTAATTTGTCAGCTAATTCTATATCGGACATAAATTTCCAATTATTTTTTATAAAATCTTTTTCATCATCGGTCCACATGCAATTTAAAGAATAGTACGATTTCAAATTTAACTGAGATGCTTTCATTTGAATACAATCTTTTGTTTTATGACGCGGTAATAATTTCATGATTTCTATCATTGGGATCAGTGAATAATTTTTCTTTAGAATATTTATTTCTTCTTCAGTCCATGAATCATCATTTCTATATCCTAATTTAAATGCTTTTTGCTTTACCTGAGAAGAAGATTTTCGATTGTCAATTAAATCAGATATTTCCTCAAAAGTTTTACTATACATGTTCTCTTTAACAATTAATTCATCTTCTTTTCTCCAAAAATAAAAATCAGCTGAAAATCCACGCTTCTTTGCCATATCATAAACATTTTGTTTATTCATAAACGGATATTTCTTAAATATTGAGTCCCAATCACCAATTTGATAATACTTTTTAATATACTCAATATCTTCATCTGAATACTTTCTATATCGTGTTTTATCAGGATTATAAATTCCGGCATCTACTAAACATCTTTTAATAGCATCTCTGCCGAATCCTGTATTTTTCAATATTTGATTACAACTCATTCCTGAAAGATAAGAATCTTTGACAATTTTTTCTTGTTCTTCTGTTAAAATAATTTTTCTTCCCATAAATTCCTCTATATAAATAAATTTTATATTTATAATTTTTGATGTTATATTTGTTATACGCATATTAACACAACTTGCGCTTTTACGCAAGCATAGACTATTTCTTCACCTACCGACCTTTACGGTTTAGGGTGTCCTTTTCGATTTAAGGGGTTTTCACCCACGCCATTTGCGATTGCGCCCTACGATTATTGCTATAGATATTCAGGATTTCCACCTTTATTCTCTTGTCTATAGCTCGACGAGAATCTAGTCGTTGAACGTTCACCCTCGACTCAAGTACCGTATGATCTACGGAATACGTTAGGGTGCTTCGCTGCATGAACAACCAATCCTTGCGTTTTCAAACCTTCATAATCTAGTTTCCTGATTATTGTGGTGCAAGGCTCTAAGGTATTACCTGCAGTTAAAATCATTCCAGTATGAATTTCTTCATACAGAGGCTAGCTTTTAGCCTCGTAGCTGCTACATCGAATGCGATCTTGGCTTGCTGTGCATCAGTTAAATCGTCCCACTTATCTTTAAGCTCAGACATAACAGTAATGATACCACGGTCAGATCCATCCGGATTATAAACATCTACACCTATAGCATGCAGAGATGCAGAAGCATTAGATAAAGTTGCATTGTCAACTTCGTCGGCATATTGTGGCATTTTACCGACTTTTGTAGTTCTTGTGATAATTGTCTTCAAAGCATTACCAATTGAAGATCCATCTTCACGAGTTCTTTCTGATACTTTAGCAGTAATAGCTGCAAGCTGTTCATATGACATACCTGCATCATAAGCAACCTGACCGGAAACCTGTACAGCATCAGATATAATTTTGATACCTTTAGCGTAATCAATTCCCACACTTCCGGAAACTTTATCCAGAACATCGACAATATGCATAGAGGCATCAGCAGCAGTAGTAGATCCATCTTCTAACATATGGAACTGCTGTAAAATACCCTGTACCTGATCGGCAGCAGTAGAGGCATCAACACTACTTAAGTTACTTAAGATAGCAGTTGGTTTAGCTGTCTGCTGAATTTCAGAAGCAGTAGTATTCATGTTTGCATAGATTTTATAAATGTCCATAGTATTATCCAAGGACATTGATAAATCTTTTGCCATATCAATTGCAGAAGTACCAAGATTCTGTAATTGAGCCGGCGATAAATTCATTGTATAACTAACATTTGTTAAGTCTTTTTGGAAATTTAAGAAATCATTGAAGCCTTGTTTGGCCTTCTGAATTGCTTTCATGGTTACCTGGAAATAAGAAACATAACTTGCAATATCTGCAATAGCACCTTTAAAGTTTCCTGATACCATTCCTTTAATAGAAGTTCCGAATGAAGACATCCCGGTTGATGCTTTGGAGGCAGTACTAGATATAATGCGCATTGCATTTCCTGCTTTTTCAAGATTACCAGTTAAAGTAACAACATTACCAGATATATCAGCAAATTGCATCTTTACTTGTCCGGTAGTTTCATTGATAGATGAAGAAATCTTAGATGTTAATCCGATAGAATTGGCGTACTCTGTAAGCATTGTTTCAACATCTTTTGTATCTTGTACCAGTCCTTTTGTTCCTTCTAAATAAGTTCCTTTGCTATTTGTTTTATCGTAATTTTTAGCAACTTTTTGAAAATCTTGCATTTTAGATGCTAATTCAGAAATTTCATCTTGAGCTTGGCTAGTATCAATTTCTTTATTATGGAACTTGGTTACAATATCATTATATGATTCAACAAAACCATTTAATTTATCCGTATATGCCGAAACCTTACCAGAAGAATTTTCTGCCTTAGTTAAACTATCAAAAGCTGTTCCAAATTCATTTGCAAATTGAATAAATGAACTTCCTTTAAGAGAATCAAAAGTTTGATAAAAATCCTGCATCCTATTTTTAAAATTGCCAAGATTATCGGCTCCATTCTCAAATGTAAATGCGCTTTCTAATTTCTCTTTTAATGAAGCAATACCATCCGGAAGATTCATAGTATTCTGCATATGCTTGAGAGAATTTTCAAAATCATTTATTTGGCTAGATAATGATTCTTTTAAATTTCCTAGAATATTATTTCTGTCAAGATTGGAGGCATTTTTTATATCTGAAATTAAACTATCTGAATCAATATTTTTACCAGAATTTTTGATCTGTGCTTTTAATGCTTCATATGTAGCCTGAACACCATTACGCTGATTCATTTTTTCAGTATATTCTTGTTCAGAATAATTTTTATTGCCAGCCATTTTATATAAATCATTGCTCAGTTTTCTCTGACGAGAATATGCCTGAGTCATTAAAGTAGTGATTTTATTTTCATAATCTGACATACTCTGCTCAGAATCGGTAAATGCTTTCTCATAATTACCAAAAAGCAACTGATTCAGTACACTATCAGCATCATCCTTATTATTCTGGTATGTATTTTTCTTGAATTCGTCAACATTTTCTTTGAGCTTTTTTATATTTTTAAATCTATCAGTAAATCCAGAAATAAAATCATCACTTGAAATTTGACCTTTTGCACCTTTTGCTTCAAAGCTATACAAATCCTGCATAGCAGATTTTAGTTCTTTTACTTTTTCAATAGCTTTGGTATACTGTTCTGTAAATGCTTCTTTATTATTAGCTTGGATAGTCTTTTCATCAAATCCAGATACGTCTGCCTGGGCTTGTTTCATCTCACGAACAACTTTGTCATAATCTTCAACATTTTTTCCAGCATTTTTTAATGCCTCAGAATTCTTTGACACAAAGTCATTTTGAGTTAACTTCTCAAATGCATCATTTGCTTTTTTGGCTGCCTCAGCTGTTTCAGTAATTCGATTTCCAATTTCTGTGTATGTATCGCTACCTTTAGAATATTGACTTTGTTTTTTTTTATATCCAAGCAATTCTGCATTAAGGGATTTTACTTCTTTTGCCTTATCAATAGCATTGTCATATTGTTTTGCGATATCAGAATTTTTGATGGCATCAGCCTGCTTTTTAGATGCAGTAAGTTGAGCCTGAGTTACTTTCATATCGCCTTGGATTTGCTTCAATCCAGATTCTGTATAACAAGTCTTAAGATTTTCTTTTAAAGTAGAAAATGAGTTAGCGGCTTTTTCACCAACGTCTCCAAGTTTTTCTGCATCAGCAATATATCCATCCAGTTTAGCAGAAGTAGATTCAAAATCTCTATTTAAACCAGCTAATGGACCAATCCATTTACCGTTTTCGATACTATCAGCAAAATTATCAGAAACATTTTTAGTACCAATAACAACATTCTGTTTACCGGTCAATCCCTGTTCCAGATTATGTACATAATTCAAGGCAGATTCACGAGCCTTGTTTGAATCAAACTGCTCATTAATATCTGTGATTTGTTTTTGAACGTTCTCTAACCCAGCAGGAGTAGTAATAGTAGATAAACTTTTTTGTATACCCTGAAGTTTTCCAGCAGCAATAGTACCAGCCTGTCCAAGAGATTCTATATCTGAAATCTGTTTAGAAATATCCGTATTTAGTGTATCTTTTTTTACATTGAAATTATCACGATTTGTTTTACGAGTTGCAGATAGTGATCTGGCAGATTCAGCAGATCCTTTTCGAAGTGCTTGAGTAAAGTTCTGATACATATAATCGTTATCAGGAAGAGATGCATTTAATCTTGCAATTCTATGTAATTCAGATAAGTCTTGTTGATCAGATTTGATATCATCTTGCAACTTCTTAAGAAGATTAGGATTCTGTTTATCAGTGGATTTATATTTCTCCGTATCAAGCTTCGCATAATTAGAGTTAATCTTTTTACTTAATTTAACAGCTTCTCCCTCAAGTTTCTCATAACTATCATAATATGCAATAGCATTTTCATATCCCTCAGCTAAGAGATTACCATTAGCATCGAACTGTTTTTTATATGTCTGAGTAAGGGTGTATATAGTTCTGTTGGTATCTTCATACACCTTAATATATTTCTGAGCGTCGCCAAATTCCCTTTGAGAAAGCTGTTTTAAACCATCTAATTCTGGAGGAGTAACAGGGGTTTCTGTTAAATTAGAATTAACATTCTTCAAACCAAACACAGTTTTGATTGTATCGTTCTGTTCTTTTGCAGCATCTGTAACTTGATTTGTTACTTTCTTCTCGGACTCAGCAATTTTATCATTTGCAGCAACAACAGCATCAGCTTCTTTGGATTTTGCATCAATAACTTGATCTGCTGTTCTAGTAATAGCATCTGCAGTTTCTTCTGTCTGTTTTTTAATATCAGAATTATCAAGTAACGATGAAGCAGTAGTAGCTGGTTTCGTAATAGTAGGAAGATTTTTAATAGCAAAATCCACATGCCCGTCAGCATGAATCATATCTTCAAGCTGACTTGCTAATTTATTCATTACTCCAATATTTTTTATAATTTCATCAGTATCGCCATTTTCATTATCGCGGTTATTGAGTTTATCGGCATTAATTTTAATAATTCTGTTGGAAATTCTATCGAATATCTTAGACACATCGGGATTATTCCCTAAATAACCCAGATCTTTAAGCGGCTTCTTTATCGAATAAATCTGTTCTACTGTTTTTCTTGTAGAATCAGCAGCTAATTGTGCTACTTCTTGACTCATAGGTTTTGGACCAACAAATTTTTCTTTCTCATCATCAAATAAATGTGGTGCTACTTTTGCATACGCTTCTCTAAATACTGCACTTTTTAAAGCATAATCAGATGGATGAATACTATTTGTTTTTCTTGCTTTTCTTGCTTCTACAAAATTTTTATATGCATCTTTTAATTCATCATATAATTTTTCAATATTTCCTTCTGGTCGATCTGAGTCATCAGAATCATCAATAACAGGTTTTACTTTTTTTTTAGTTTTACCAGTAGAAGAAGCCTTAGGTGTAGATTCTTTCTTTTTAGTAATTTTTGAAATGCTATTTGCAATATCTTTTTGACTGATCTGCGTCGGATCCAGAGCGCCCGTTACAACCTGATCGATAATATCATATACATTTGCTTTCTTAGCAATCTGATCTGCCAGATAAGCAACATAGTTACCTGTATCAGCCTTTTCAGAACCAACGCCCATTAATTTATACATTTCTTCAGGTGAAACTTTTGCAGCAGCTTTAACATTCATTTTAGAACTTAAATCAGCAAAAAACTTAGAAGCATTAAGTACATTTTGTACGAGCTTCACTTGTTCATTAATTGCATTACCATATTCTGTTGCAGATAAAGAAAGATCCGGGGCAGTAAACGCCTCGGACGGAATAGTTTTAGATACTGCTTTTTTAGCATTTTCTAAGTAGCTTTTTAATCTATATACAGTTTCGTATGATTCAGGAATATTTTTATCTGATATTATGCCCTTATCCGTAAGTGTCTGAATTATGCCACTTCTTTGACGAGCTGATAATTCAGGAACTCTTTTCATGAAATTGTCAAGAGATATATTAGGCTCTTTATCTAGCCCTGGAAAATCTTTGAATTTTCTACTGACATCTGAATAAGCTTTCCCAATAGCGGCCTGTAAATCTTTACCAATGCTTTTGCTGATAGTACCTTTATTTACTAGAAAATCCACTTTTGCTTTTGCAGTTGGGAGATTATTGAGCTTCTTTAAATCAGAAGCATCAAGTTGAACATTTACTTTTGCATCAATTCCACTTTGAGCATTTTTTCTTAAATTGTCTAATTTTATATTAGCTTTATCAATTTCTGACGAATCTGTCTTAGGCTTAACTGTTGTATTGTTAGTATCCTTAATTTCATCTTTTAATTTATTTAATCTATTAAGCAATGAATTAAGATCGTCACTACTTACTATTTCAAGTTCTTCTCTTATTTTTGCCATATGTATTGTTCACCAACCTTTATATTATAATCCATAACGATTTATAAGTAGATCTATCCCTACAGCCTCTACTTTTTTATGCCATTCTCCACTTTTAAAATAGTTTTTTACGTCTGACTGAATTTTAGGTCCAGGAGCAGCAGATGAGGCAGCCATAGCTCCCCAATGTGTATACTCTTTAAATGGAGATCTCCAATATAATGATCCTGGCGCCGGATGACCTTCTCCTTTATCAGCGCCTCCATGCCATCCTTCAAAAAACATACGGTCATAAATATATTCATTGCTTACTCTATGAGATCCATTTAGTAAAGAGGCATCTGATTCAAATACAAGAAGATTTCCGTATACTTCACAAACATATGCATCTCTTAATCCATATGTTCTGCTGTAATATATTGGGGAATAACTCGCATAATAATTGTTAACCCATTTATCAAATATTTCTTTAACTTTGGCTTTAACTTCTGGAGCTATAGCTTCAGCCAAATAATTTGAAAATGGCTGTGGGATATCAGCCATTAATTTTTTTATCCTTCGAGCAAATTCCTCTATTGTCATATCAAATGCCCCCTTCCTATAATTTATTTCAAATCAAGTTTAATTCCGTTTTCTTTTACATACTTCATTAATTCAGAAATACCTTCATTAGCAAATACGCCAATGGTAGTGGCAAATGCTTCAGTATATTTTGCAATATACGCTTCAATATTTTTATTTTCTTCATGGAAATTATCCATAAGTAAGCCATTAATACTCATAAGTTCGGACAATTCTCTTTCTCCGATAATTTCACAAATTTTATTCATGAGATTATTTTCAAATAATAAATCATAATCTTGAAATGCATTTGTAGTACTATCATCAGTTTTTACTATGTTCAATTTTGTATATAAAATAAGGATAGTAGTAGTCATATTGATTTTAGATAAAAACATATCAATATACTGCACCCCGTTTTTTCCAGTGGTAATAGACTTTTCGAGTATGGTCTGAAGAACAAGTTTCTTTTCTAAAACGGGACAATAAGTTCTCCAAACTGTACTTTTTACAAATTCATCTCGCTGTTCATCTGTTTTCAAGAGATTATATCGTCTGATAAACTCTGGAACATCAATTTTTCTTTCAATTGTATCTGAATTAACTTTATTTATTTCGCTCATAATAAATCTCCTTTTATTCCTTATTTTCTGTATGTTCATGTATGATAAACTCAAATTCTGTTCTTGGATTTTCCTTGTCGTATCCGGTTTTTAGAGTGAGAGAGTGCAGATGCTTTTCATCATCATCTACAATAGTCCCTGCCTCAGTTAACCCATCTAAAATAAACTTAGGAATTTGATTATCTACGTCATGTCGTCTTTTTGTATTAAAAAAGACAGTTACAATGAGATCAAAATCATCTAACTGCCTATTATCCATTTTATTTATTTTTACCCAGAATTTTACGAATTCCTTCCACTTTTGTTTTAACGCATTCATCTGTATACGTGGTAAGATCATCCAAGTATTAATCGAAGGATGCCAAGGTTTTTCAATAGGAATTTTCTTGGCTCTTGGATGTTCTAAAAAATAATACTTTGTATACAAATCTAATGTCTTTTGATCAATTGTCAATATAATTGATTTATCCATATATTTAAACCTCTTTTACTAATTCATAACTGATAACAACCGGAATAATAATCAATCCTGCATTAGTATCATGAGTGTCATATTCGTAGTATTTTATTACAGTCTCTGCAATAGCATAAGATGAGCATTTAGTAGCGTTGTCAATATCTGTTACAAAACTGTATTCAATTTTTTGCAATTTCTTTTTGAGATATGTTGGTTTGCCAGAAACAGTAGTAGCAATAACATATCTTAGAACTTGTTTATCTAAAATTTTTTCTTTCATGTAGAGTTCTCCTTTACTCAAGTGTTCTGTTCAGCCATTGCTGATATAAGTCTTTAGTTTCTTCGATAAGAAAGATATAGACAATGATGTCTTTTCCGTCGTCTGTTACACTTGGATACATATCAATAGGAAATACTCTATGTTTTATATATAAATCCCTCTGTTTGGGGTTTACAATTCTACAGACTTCTTTTTCTGTATAGTCTCGTGGTTTTAAATTTGATTGTATTCTCATAATCCTTTTACTCCTTAAAAGTGAAAAAAGGGGTAGTCTCGAATAGTGAGACATACCCCTAAAAAAATCACTATTCAAATACTATTTACGTTTTCTTGTACGTACTGGTTTACGAGTTTCAATTTCCTCGCTATTTTCTTCGTCAACTACAGAATCCGTCTCAACAATATCTTTTTCTGAGATCTTCTGTAATTTAATATCAGCAGTTTCTTTCTGAATTTTTGCAATCATTTTCTGATTTACTTCATGAAATTTACTGACATCAGACATATCACAATCTTTCATTCTTTCAGCAGCTTCTCTAGCTGTAATGTTTTCAGCATTATATTCTGTCAATGTATTAAAGATTGTTCTGCAATTATCGCTGCAATAAATCTCCATCCATCTTGGAAGATGGTCGAATTCTTCACAGCGACTACAATATGTATATGTTTTTCCGCATAAAATGCATTTCTTGTTATTTTTCTTAACCATGTTTTCCTCCTTGAATATGGATAGTAAAACAGCCGGTATGCTATGACACATACCGACCGTAATTAGAATAATATTATATTATCTAATGATTATTCTTCGTCTTCATCAGCCCAATAAATGTGATAAAGAGCTTTATCAGCAGAGCAGTAATCTACCTGAAGAGATCCAGAGTAAGCAAGCTGTCCGTCAGTTGTCAGAGAGATTTCAATTTCAGGAGATACCTGGAATGATGGAAGTACAATATACACTCCTTTAAGAACGTCAGAATGACATGGATCAACAGCAAGAGCCTTTAAAGTAAGCTTTACTGTCTGTGGGAACTTATCTGCCTTATTAGTAATAGCAACACCAGATTCAACTTCTCTTTCATACATAACGATGTAAGTATCTACGCCTGCAGCTGTAGGTGGTGTAAATTCTCCCCCTTCTGTAAGAGCGTATTTATCTGTTGCAGCAGCAGTATCCTTCTCAAATGCTTCACCCATAGAACCATTTGCGCTGAATGCATTAACTTTTACAGTACCATCAACAACTCCTGTTAATGTTGCTTTTGCACCAGCTTTTACAGTAATAATTTTTGGCATTTTAATTTTATTAGTAGAAGAAGCAGTTCTTTTACCTTCGCCAGACGCAGCGCCAATAACGTTCAGGTTAATCATTGCATTATTTGCAGTAAACTCACCTGTTTTAGCCTTCCAGAAACGTTTGATCAGGTTACCCTGATTATCTGTTGCATCTGTTGACTCAGCACTGATATTAATAGTTGCATCCTGAAGCTGAGTTAATGCATATAATGGATTTCCGCTAAGATCTTCAGCATATCCATACTGAACACGATCAATTACGATATCATCTAATGTAAATCCCATTATGATTTCCTCCTTTAAATTTTTTGTATATAGAAATTAATTTTTGAGAGAAATTTCTCTCATGAAATTAAGTTCATTCTTATCAATCTTTGAAGCGTCAACAAAGCCGCTATAAATACCTTTAAGTAGAGCAGTAGAAGATTCATAAACTTGTAATCTTTGAACACTGTCCATAAATTCAACAATGCCAACTTCGCGTAATTCATTTTTTTTATATTTGAAACCGGGATGATTAAGACAAGTAGATATGAGTGGTAGAAGAGTGGATTTGTAAACATCATTTTTGTGTTGTTCGAAGCTCATGCGATCTTCTTCAATCATCCATTCTTTTGTAGATTTTCCCCTGGCTTTTTCCACTTTTGGGTAAGTGTTGAACATAGCTCTTAAATATGAAGCCATCTGTAGATATGCGGCTTCATCTATCTGAACATTTTGTTCTTCATTAAGTAAATAAAAAAACGGTTCCCCGTCTTCTGTTTGTGTTTGTTGCAATTGAAATAATTGGAAATTCAAGTCACCGAATAGTAACTTTGTAGATTTTGAGTCTATACTTGGAACAAGCATACAAAATAAAGAAAAGTCAGACATTTTATTCCAATCAATACCAAGATCCCATAATTGCATGCGATACATAGTAGGATTGGCAATAAAAATATTTATAGTAGAATAAATCTTTTTCTCACCACTTTTTATAATGTCTCCTATTGTAGGTTGATTAATTATAATGTCATTATATGTATCATTTTCGATAACAAATGGTTCACCAAAATATAATTTCAGTGCATCAATTTCAGATTCTTTGGAAATTGTCATATTTGTTATTCATTCCTGCATATAAATTATTAGGACATTCAATTTCAAATTTCAACGTTCTACAATAATACCTAGAGTCAATAATATCTCCATAATCATCTATACATTTAAGTTGATTTCCCAAAGAATTCGTCCAACATAAAAGATCTTTTACGATATAACTCAATAAGTCTGTTCGTACAATCCCATATTCGGTATCAAGATCATCTTCATGAACTAAACACATAACTATAAGTGTTTGTATTTTCATAGCCTTATTGTAATATGATGTATCAGTATCATTTATATCAAACATAATAAAATTTAATACTTCTTTATTAATACCATTCAGTTTTAATATAGGAAGAATTTGTTTCTTATCAACTCGTTTATTATATTCAATGATTAAATTTCGCTCATTTAGTTCTTGAGCTGTGGGATTATTTTTATCTGTATATTTATTCAACGGGCGTTTATCTTTTTTTCCTAAAATTTCATTAAGATCAGGATCCTCATTGAATAGTTTTAACAGTTTATCTTTTTTATAAATGATGTCGTTATTTTTCTTATTTTCAAGATCTCGTGTAATATGTGATATATCTCTATTCATCTAATTGCACCTCCACTTCAATAGAAGAATGATTGTCTCCATTATTATCTGTGGCTGATAAATTAAATCTTTTGCCTATTAAACTATGAGCTTTTCCAGGCTTAAGTGATATAGTGACATTATCCATTACAGTCAATTTCATTAATCCTTCATAATATGATTTTTCTTCTTCTGTATATTCGGAATTTTTGTCAACAAGACTAATATTCCATTCAGAAGTAAGATCGGCATAAGGAAGTTTATATTCAAAATATGAATTTTTTCCAATATAAAGAAACTGTTTTGAACGGTCCAATAATGGCTCGATTTCACCATCGTCATTTAGATACATCCATTCAATTTGTGAACTTGTAATCATTGTTTGAGGTTTCTGAATAATCTCTGTTTTTTGATCACCAGAACCTTTATAATAATTGCAAATTCTAAGTTGAACATTATCAACTTTTTTATTCAATTCATCTTGTTTTATGGAAAGTTTAATTACTCCAGAAGGATTAAGATCTATTATTTTTGTGACCTGATAGACTTTTGGGTCAAGAATATTATTCGTAAGCATAAAACGTTGTTCGTGCATAATAGTACGATCGTCACTAAGTCCTAAATCATATAAATTATTACCATACGCATAATAAATATCAGGAAGCCATGCAGCTGTCAGATTATCAAGCGAAGATGTATATTGATCATCCCAACGACCGCTTGTGTAACTATTAGCTGATCTATTTGAACCCCAACATTTATATAATTTGTTATCGTAAATCCATTGAAATTTCCAATTACATTTTAATATATTATATCTAACAAAAGCATTCGCATCATCTCTACCGACAATAAACCACAGTTGTGTAATTCTTTCGTCTGGAAGTGAGAGCGGATTATCAAGTTCGTGCCCAGATATGTTAATATCGAAGTCAGTATCATCAGGAACAAACACATAACTTCCTATTGGATAATGTACTTTAGGCCGAAATTGTAAATAATAATCCACTGCATCTTTAAGAATGGAAAGCTTGGCATGACGTTGATATTTAGCATCTTCCCATTTCCATCCATCTTTTGTTAAAATATAAACTCTTTTATATTGTGCATCGGCAGTAAAAGAATTATTCATAATTGCATCAGACTGATTTTTCTTTACCTGAGCTAGATTACTGCCATATGATGACAAATAATTTTTGTACATTTCTGCAGTAACCATAGAATCAACTCCTAGAATTAATTTTGTCTACTAACGAATGCGCATCTAGTATCAATTTTCGGTAAGAACGATAATTAAAATCATCACTTCTTGTCTCATTGAGAGCCGCCTGTAATAAACTCATAATTGCTATAATTTCTACAGGATAGAAGAGAAGAGTATTCAAACCATCGATTTTCTTCATTAAATTGATAAAATATTTTTCAAAGTCAACATTTTTAAATTCATCTTTTGTTTTTGGATCCTTATATAAAAGAAGCCAAAACATTTCTTTGTGTAATTTTTCCTTATATTCTTCAATTTGTAAATCATCAAAATGTCCGTAAATTGTATCCATTATGTATTACTTCCATCCAGATAACTATTCCATATATAACCTCTATCTTTAATCAAGTTCTTCTGTTCCTTGATTAATGATTTTTTTAAATCTTTTAAACCATTTAAATGATTAGTCTGAGAATAAAATTTTTCCTCAGAAGATCCAAATACCTGCTGAATATTATTCAGGCTGTTAATTTTGGGTGTAATCCATTCAATTACCATACCTATACCTAAGATATCAGTTATAAATTCTGCATCAAAATCATCATCAACAGAATATTTCATTATATATGTCAATTCCTGAACTGTATCTCCAAGTTTCAATTCAGAAAAAAGTCTTCGAATATAAGGTTTATTTATTGATGCATGTAAATATTCCGGCATAAAAACCGCACTTACATCATCTTCACGATATTGTAAAATATCATAAGCTTCAGCTTTTAATCGGAATTTAGAGTATATTTCTTCATAATTTAGAGAAGGCATAATATACCTCCTTTGTTTTAACTAAATAGTCCTGTCATAATACTCATTTCTGTATCAAAGATTTCATCAAGAGTCTTGATTTTCTTCACACTATCAAGTCTTCCGTCGCTTACCATTTTAGAGGCTAGATGTTTAATAGCATCCTGAGCACCTTTTGGAAGTGAGAGAATAGTTGCTTTCATATCTCCTGGAGAAAGTTCTGTAATTACATCTTCAAGTTCCCCTACGGAATATAACGCTTCATAAAGTTTCTTAAGCTGAGGAAACTGTGAAACAAGTTCTTCATCTTCAATTACGAAAAGTGGGTTCATAACATAACCATTATTTGATCTGATTGCTGCCTGCAAATCCTGATATTCAACCTCAACGATATCACCGGCATCAACCCAAGAATATAAAATATTTGACTTAAGCCCTGGCATATAAAGTCCTCCATTTGTAATAGATTTACATGGAATTCCATCAGACGGAGCATAAGATTTCTTTTCTTTCTTTACTTCTTTAACATCTGCTGTTTTTACTGGTTCAGCTTTCACAGATTCTGTAGTAGACTCTGTTTCAACAGTTGTGTCAGCGGTAGTTTTTGCTTTTGTTTTCACTGCAGTAGTTGCCATGAAAATGTCCTCCTTTTATTCAAATAGTCGCGCATCTATATGACACGCGACTATAATATTATTTTACAACAAAATTTTAAACGAGAGTCCAAACGCCAAAATAACGTCCGATCTGAGTTCCAACACCCATTGCTCTCTGTACTTCGTATTTCATTGTATCGTCCATACGGTCACCTTTATCTGTGATTTCATAAATTTCTGTCTCTCCGACATCAACAAATTTGATGAATTTATCTTCGACCTGTGGCATAATGAACAGAGTCTTAGGATCCATTAATTTCTTAGTTGTATCATTCAGAGCGAATCTCTGCGGAATCTCAACTAATGTATATGGACCATAATATCCAAGACGTCCCATTGTAGCAACATCTCTCTTCTGGTCATCTGTAATCCAGTCAACATCCATAAGTTTCTGGAACTGAGCAAGACCAGTTCTTGTACCCATGATGACGACCTGAGCACCATCATTTGCAAGAGATACATCTTCAAGCAGCTCATCAAGCTTATCTTTTATAGCATTTGAAAGAGCACCTGTACCCTGGAACTGAGCTGGAAGTTTCTTTCCTGCGTTCATCATTTCTGCATAGATATCATTCTGAATCTGTCTTACAAATGCAGCAGCACACTGATCTGTAAATTTAGACCAATCAAGTCTTCCTGCCAGATAGAGATCAATATCAGCACCAACAGCAATACCGTATACACTTGTTGTTACAGTGTAGCTTTCCCCAGAACCAAGTCTCTGTAAAGTAAAATCATGATGGTCGCCAGCGATTTTTGTTGTAGATAAAACAACTTTATCGTCTGTCCAGAATTCCTGTGAATCACCACGGGAAAGGTTTCTTGTTTCAACATAGTTATTGAAGAATTCAGACTCTTTAAAGCCTGTCTCAACTTTAATATCAATTTCTTCTTCCATAACTTCGAACAGTTCAATACCATGTTTATTCATAGCACGTTTTCTGTCACGTTTTGTAGAATTTTCATTTAATCCCATAATTGCATAAACAAATTTACGAACTGCACTTTCTGCGTCGCGTTTTGTAATTTTATTTCCTTCGTCATCAAACATTTCGTTTGGATTATGATTAAGATCATATGTAAGCTTTTTGAAGCCTTCATAATTTTCTTCTGGTGTAACACCGTCTTTGCACAGATTAGAAAATACTTCCTGAACATGCGCACTTAAATCAGCAAAATTCATTTTACGTCTCATTATTTTCTTCCTCCTTTCCCTAAATTAACCAATTTTTAATTTTTTGTTTTCACAAGTAACTGTCGCTTTTTCAGCTGGCTCTCCGTCAAATCCCTCAGCGGAAACCTCAAATACGTCACCTTTATGAAGATCATATCCTCTTACAACGTCACCTTTCGCGTTATAAAAGTTAGATTCTTTCTTCCATTTGTTTGTCCAATCCTCTGCAATAAATGCCTGCATGTAAACAAACAGAGCATCTCCTGGATCAACAACCTCTACATACCAATTACCATTAGCAGCCTGTTTCTGAATTTTACCTTCAAATTTAGTAACAGCAGCTTCTGTGTAACGGTCAAGATCTTCAAAATCGCCTCTTGCTACAAGATTTCCATTATCTGTATCAGAGGTCAGTGTAATGTTATAAATGTGTTCTCCACCATTCTGAGCAACAAGCTTAGAAGGGAAGGCCACGGCATGTTTTTCAATAGAATATTTTATAGCCATTGACTTTTTCTCCTTTCATAAATTTTGGCAAAAAAAATAAGACCGTATTTACGGCCTGATTTATAAAACAAATATGTTATTTTGCATTATGCAAATAAAGATCCATATCTATTTTTCTTTTTAGTCTGTGATGGATTTCCAAAAGTCTTTTTACTTACTGTTTTTTTTCCGGTATTATCATCATGCATATCACCATCTTCAACAGCAAAATTTAACTTGCCAGACTTAGCATATGACAGCAATATAGTATCAAGTTTAGACTTTAATTCATCAACTGAAAATTCTGTATGATTTTCTTTTAAACCCTTGAATTCTTCTGATTCATAAATTCCTTTATAATCATCTGACTCAAAAAGTGCATTTTTAGCTTCGTCAGCCTCTTTCTTTTCATAAGAAGCAAGTTTATCTGAAATTGCAGCATAATTTGATCTCATATTCTGAAGTTCAGAATATTCAGAATCAGTCAGTAATTCACGATGAAGATTATATCTTTCACCATCAAATGAAACATTGTCGCCATCTTTTTTATATGCCTGTCCAAAGATTTTATCTCCATCCCAATTCTCATATGTAAAATGAGAATCATATACAGAATTAATAAAATACCAATCATTATCTGCTTCTTCATATGCATTTAATAAGTTATAAAGTGCACAACGAATATCGCTGTGAGAAAGTTCAAATGATTTTACGAATTTTTCTGGTTCTGTAGGAGCAGGATCACCTGCCGGATCAGTATTAAACGCCTTAGCAAAGGCAGCCTCCAGTTCTTCATCTGAAAGACCTTCATATGTAAAAGTAATATCATCTACAGTTTTTTCGTATTTCTTTAAAAGTTCTTCAAATTTGTTCACCTGATTGTCCTCCTTTCCATCAGCATTTTTTTTATTGAAATTAGAGAGAGTAGCATTGATCTTCTCTAACATTTCAAGCATTTTAGTATTTACATCAAAATTAGAATATACAGAATTTTTTGATTCAAAATCAGCAAGCTGAACATTACTTCCAGCCATACCTGGACCAACATTTTCATTTAGTAAAGTCAATCCACTAACATAATAATCATCCAGATTTAACACTTTGTCCTTAGCATTAAATGATAATTCTCTAATACTCAATTCAACACTACAATCAACCTGTTGTCTACGCTGCATAATGTCAATTGCATCCTGACAATATCCTTCCCAGAGATATCCCTGAATTACAGCTCTGTTAACTCCGGCTTCTTTATCATATTCAATTGTATAATCTTTTTTGATTACACCAACTGGACGTTCCTGATAAGTGATTTTTTCTTCTCCATTTTCATCAGTTTCCACTGTAAAATCATGTGATCCAAAATCTTTATTACCATCAGAATTTTCAACGATATTTGCCAGAATAGGGCGATATGGTATAGATTGTGTATTTTCCTGAAATGTATCTTCGTTGATATTAGATTTGTTTAAGTTGACATGATCATGATATGCAGTAGCGTTAAAAGGACATAATCCTTCTGTATGCTTATTATCATCAGATTTTCCAAATGTAGCGATTGCTGGCATTTGGACGCTAATTTCTGCATTAGATTCTTTGCTGCTGAATTTAGAAAAATTATTCTTCATACAAAATTCAATCAAATCGTCAATAGTTAAGAATTTCTTCAAGATTTTCCTCCTTTCTTTGAGTAATTCTCCTCAAATAGAAGAGGAGTAATCAAATAAATAATTTATCTGAATAGACAACATCGCTTAAATTGTTAAACAGCATTTTGTTGTCATTTAAAAAAGTCCACTGTTTACCATTCTGGCTCACAAGATGAAAACCAGTCTGAATAAGCAATGAAGCTGATTCATCGTTTGTTGTAATTATAAATTTCTTATTATCCATAATTATTATCCTCTTATTTAGCCTTATCAGCCTTATCTTTTGATGCTTCTCCATCGTCTGTGATTTCTGTAGAATCTTTTGTTGGGGCACCACCAGTATCCGAGCTACCACTTTGGGTGTATGAAGTCTGCAATGGAACAAATAAATTCGATATTCCAAGAACCTGCTGCTCTAATACATTTAATGCAAGAGTTTCTTTTTCAGAAAATTGATTAAGAGTATTGTATGCAAGAGCTGTAGGAAGACCATTTTGCGCCCCCTCCAAAAGTTCTTTTTTGAATTCATCTTTTGTATAAGCAGAAACTTCAAAGAATTTTACCTTGGCTGGGTTAGAGACCCAATATGTAAGGAAGCGGTTAACCCATCCCTGAGTCTGTGGTAGAAGCATAGAAATAGCTAATTCTGTATCGGCACGAATTGCTGCTCCAAAGGCTGTTGTACCTGAGATAGTAGCACTATTAAGAATTTGAGCGCCACCAGAAGAATTGAAAAGAGTTTCTGTAGCTTTTGCTATTTTGTTCGTATCTGTTGCTTTATCATTATTAAACGAAATCTGATCTAATTTTCCTGGCACAATAGCAGCAGAAGTATAGTCAGGAAGGCATTCATTAATCATCCTGTTAAAATACTCAATAACAATATCCGGATTAACTTTCCAATCGTCTGGATCCTCACTACCAGTTATCGTTTCAAGTTCTAACCAGATCATTTTATAAATATCCTGAGCGTCAGCAATAGCCTGTAAATCGTCTAAATCAATAAGATTGATAATTCCAGATAACAAACCAGAGAATGGTGGGACTACAGTTTCCCAATCTTCAGCTCTGGCTTTTAAGCAAATAGCATATTCATCTGGCATAGGCTGCCACTTTCCATTTGTAGTATCACTTTCATAGGCACGATACATTGACTGGAAGGGTTCACCCCATAATTCCAACATAGTCTGTCTGGATCTGAAATAACTCATATCCATTACAAACGCGAAATCACCGGTATTGTATATACCAGAAATTTTACAATAATCTGGATCAAGCGGAAGAATAAACATTCCTATTTCATCATAATAAGCGCATCCATAAAAAACATCTTCTCGAAAACAAATAGTATAAGCTTTTAAAAACTCATACTGAAGATTTAACTTATCCAACACATTTAATGTGTCCTGATAAGAACTAAGCATGGCATTCGTATCTACGCCTGCAACCATATCATATTCCGGAATAACAGATCTTGCATCTAAACAAAACATATTTGCATTATATGCAATTAATCTATAATAAGCGTGACATCGATAATAAAGATATCTTGATAAATTTCTTAAATTCTTTTCATTACTTCCAATATTTTGCAGGTAAGTACGAAGACTGTCCTTACTATAAGCTGTCACCGCTTTAGTGCTTGTCTTAGTGATATCACGAAGAGATTTTGCTCCTTCCATAGCAGCAGCATAATTTTCAATATTTTTTTTATTTTTTTGATACCAATCACGCATTTCAGCCGTATTATTCAGCTGAGAAGGTGCTGGATCAATTTTTTTTGCAGTAGAAACTTTTTTTGCAGAAATATTTCCTTGTTGTCTAGCCAAGTAACAGCACCTCCTTTGAAATATCATATAATTATATTAAGTTTCGAACATAGAATGTACAACGCCTTTTCTAATCGTAAGTTTTTGAACTAACGATTTGTCAACTTTAGGTTTACGTTTTGCAGTAATATTTTTCCGGCGTTCAGTTTGAAGAGCATAAGAACACATACATGTAACGTAAGCTCTATCGTCATGAAGACGGTTAGCTTTTTCAGGACACAATTCAAATGAATCTTTTCCTGATTGTCGTGGAATACGGATCATATTTACAAGTTCCTCTTTTAATGCATCGATACTTGAGAGAGAAGCTTCTTCTTGCCAATTTAATTTTTCAATATGGCTCTTAACATTTTGAAGTTTATCTAATTCTTTTTGAACATTGTAATCAATTTCTTCATCTGTCATTTTCTGTTTTTTATATTTGGCAATTAGATCTTTTTTAGTTTTTTCATATTTATCCTTATCAATATCAAATATTGTAAGATATCCTTTGTTATCGTATGTAGCCGTAAACTCAATTTTATCCTGATTCATCATCTCAATCATGGCTTCATACATTTCTGATTTGTATTTAGTTGGTTCCATTAAATGAAGCTTATTGACTGCATTTGGGAATTTTTTAACATATTCTTCTGAATATTCTTTGTCAATCAGTCCTCTATGAGTTTTACCGGATTTATCTTTCCAATCAGGCATTAAATAGTCAGCAATATTAACACCACCACCACCAGAACCGGCATCAATATAAACTCCGAGAATATTGCTGTAGTTTTCATCTCCACCCTGGTTATAATCGAGAATAACTTGTTTCAAATATTCAATCTGGGCTGGTGTTTGCATAGGTTTCTTTTTCTTTTTATTGCTTATATCAATAAGATTTATACAATTTAAAAGTCTCATTTTATATTCAAGATCCCCATCTTGATTTTTTTCAGAGTAAATTTCACAAACCAAAATTACCGAATTATCTCGACTTCGAGCCGGGTCATATGCAATAACAATTTTTCTTTTACCAGTATCGTTATATAACACTGGTTTACGAATCACTTCATTACGCGCAATAACACCTCTACGTATAATTGCATTAGCACCCGCGTCAGATGTAAATTCACAATAATACTCTCTACGCGCTTTTTCTGGATTAGAACGCATTTCTGCTGCCACAGTTCCTGGTGTCAATAGTGGTTCCATTATTTCACCACGAATAGTTGGTTTAAATGCAACTTCGCAATCAATATGAGCTACAAAATAATCAGGATCTCCCATAAGTTGTCGTTTACTAAAATCTCTATATAACTTATAGAATTTTGTATCTGTAGAAGAAGCAGAAGAAATATAAAATAATTGGTTTGGAATATTTGATGGAATACATCTTAGACGGTTACGATCGATTGATTTGCCATCACGATCCTTACCAGACTTAAAGCTTTTATTTACAATTGCAAAAGCTGCATATACCGACATCATTTCTTCATCAAGGAATCCACATTCATCAAATACAACACTACCACGCATACCTCTTTTTTTATCTACATTACTGTTAAGTGTTTGAGTAAATGAGCCATTATAAAGAGAATATGAGAATCCATTAGAAGAGTGACTGAAGCCATCTCCAGCAGCATTTTTAATTTCAATTTCTGCCTTAAAAATATAACCTGTAGAACCAAGCATAGTATCTATATTATCATTCGCAAGCCTTTCAAGCGTCGTGAACGTTTGTTCAGCCTGCGATCCAGAACCGGAAGCAATATATGTCCAATAGTTATTAAATAGCATATCTTTTGCCATGATCATAATATCTATCAATGTAGATTTACCGAATCCACGGGTACACACTAATAAAACATTCGGACAGTTCCAGGCTCTCTGAATTACCCATGCCTGCGCATCAAGTAATTCTATATTAAAAAAATCATTTATAAATCTTACAGGATTGCATTGATAATATTTCTGAAGATTTGCAATTTTCATAAAGCCTTCAAGTTTGCGTGAAGATAATGGGTAAACTCCAGGCTTTACAAAAATCTTATTTCCCTGTTCACAATAATTAAGCTTCGGAAGCTCTTGAATCAGATCCGGATTCATCATCGTCGGGCACCTCCGTTTCTTCTTCATCTGAAGAGAAGCAGGAGAATAGTTCATTTAAATCGACTAAATTATCCGGCTTTGTTAAATCATGTTCTTCCATATAATCTTTAAGATCAATATTTTCACGTAATAAAATACGAGAAATTTCTTTGTAATTGTCCAAATCATCACGAAGCTTTGTTATCATTTCTCTTTGTTCTGCTAGCATATCAGAATATTCTGATTCATCCAGTCGGAGCTGCTTCAATATAGAAGCATTACTCATATCCATAACCTGACGCATACCACGACAAGTTCCGATATCGAATCCGTTTACTTCACCTTCACGCAAATTCATTTCTTTGATTTTACGTATTTTACCAGTCCAAGTATTTTCACCTTTTTTAGCATTTTTATTATTCTTTAAAGAAATACAACTTTCAGCAGCAAGATCCTTAATAATGGCAGTAAGATCTTTTTTACTCGCCTGTAGTGTTTTTATTGTAGCGGAATTTGTTCTAAGTTTTTGAACGTCAGACATATAAGTAGCAATAGCATTATCAATTTTCGATTGCTGTAAAAATGCTCTTACAATAGAAATAGCAGAAGCAGTACGCATCATATCGTCATTTGCGTCTTCACTAGAATCAAGCAACCCAATTAATTGAGAGTATAGAAATGGTTGATCAGACAATGCTTCTTGTTCAAATGGATCATATCCAATCAACCTGATTACATCAGCTTTATTCTTTTCAAAACCTTCATAATTATCCTGGGACTCCTTGCCTTTTATAACATCTGCAGGAGTCTTTTCATCTTCATATATAATTTTCTGTTTAAAAAAATCAGAGTCCTTGAATTGTTTTCCAGAATATTGCTGCATTGCAATGGTTCTTATATATGTACTCCATGCATTTTGTTTTGCTCCTGGAATACCAGCATTTCTTTCAGCCGCTTGAACACTACTATTATAGACATTTTCTAAAAACGGTTTATTCAAATACTGCAGAGCAAGAATAATTGACTCTTTTGTCGGTTTATGTTCTTCTCCATTTTCATCTGTTCTTAATGCAATCTTTCTGGCGCATTCAGAACAAATAGCTGCATATCCAGACTTTACTAAAGGATCCGTATTTTTATAAAAATTTTCTCTATTTTTCTTTTTAGGTTTTCCGCACATATAACACCATGCGGTATCTTCTTTATATACTCGAATTTCTTCTTCGAGTGCCTCTATTTTTTTCTTCATCTGAGTCGGAGTCATTTTTACCGGCTCAATTTTCTTAGTTGTTGCCATAAACAACTCCTCCTTGTACTCATAATAAAAAAATGGGCGTAGTAGGATTCGAACCTACAAAAACCTGATCCTAAGTCAGGCGCGTCTGCCAAATTGCGCCATACGTCCAGAAAATAGGAGAGCAAGAACGCTCTCCTGAAATGTATAATATAAGCAGCAACGCCACTCATACTATTCTTTAAGTTCAGTAGCAATACCAGATTTAATTAAAAATCTCGTTTCTGCATCAAGCACTTTTTCAATAACTTCTTTATCAAATCCAGTATTCTCATGTATAAAATTTAATATTTCGTCGAACTCGACAAACTGTTCTTCATTATTTGTTTCCATAAATATTTTCCTTTACAATTTATAATGATGTTCATCTACAAGACCATTTCCCTGTTCAAATACAAACATAGAGGCTCCTGCATTTGACACCTTATTAATTGAATAGCTATACGGATTTACGCCAATAATTGAACGTACAGAAATATATTCTGAATTGATCCCAACATCTCCAGTAGCTAAACTATGCCAATGGCCTGAAATAATATAATCCAAAGGCACTTGATATGTTTTTGAAAAATCTTTCAAAGAATCACCTAGATTTTTTGTCTCAAAATGTCCTCCAAGAATTGTATATGTTGCAAGTTGTGCATATACAAGACCAGTTGGATTTTCTATAATTTCAACATTACGATTATCCTTCAAACGTTCTTTCATAAAAACCAATATGGATTTACTCATATCTTCATCTGGAAAAGCATTTTTAGGCTGTCCTACTAATCTCAGCTGATTGTGATTTGAACGTTTTACCATTTGAAATTTAATTCGAACATGATTACTTAATTCATTAAGCCATGTAGATAAAAAATCAGCATATAATATGGCAGAGTCAATTATTCCATATCTCAACTGCATAAGCTGAGAATTTGCACGAAGAATTCCATCTAAGGCATCGCCTAGTTCAAAAATATTTAAAACTTGAATATGATCTTTTTGAATTTGCTCAATAACTTTATTGTATAAATCCCACATACGATTCTTGAATATTTCCGGACTATATGCATTTAAAATATTTCCATATAAATCTTTAATCTCAAACTCAACTCCAAAATGAGCATCCGAAATTGTAAGAAGATATTCTTTATTCATATGTACTGGAGGAATGTACCCTGGTACATTTAATGGCTGTAATTGATTAACAGCATTTACAATATGTTCGGCAATTAGTTCATCCCTAGAATACTCACGAATCCATTTATTAAATTCTTGCTTTTCAGTCTGTAATTTAATACGTTCTTTTTTTAAAGCTATCTCATCAGAAAATCGTCCTAATTGAATAGAAGAGGATGGGAATAAATCCCATCCTGCATCTATATATTCTAAAAGCAATTTAGACCCTTTACGAATTGTATCGCGGTGCTCTGGCTCTTTACCATGACTAGAACGAAAATCTGCAACATCTTGCCACTCAATAGATGTATCTATTTGTTTTTTCTTAATAAGATCAAGCTGTTCTTTTAGAAATTCGTTATTATCCATATAAAATACCTTAATCTAATTCATCAAGATTGATGATTTCCTCAGTCTTAGTAGTAGTAGACATGTCAAAAGGTTTATCACCATATGCCTTTTCAAAGATATCTAAAATATCAATGATTTCACCATCCATATCTACAAGTTGTTCGTCTACCATATGAAGACCTTTGAGTTTACCATCATATTTAACAGTTTTTTTTAATTCCATGTTATTTTCTCCTTATTCTCCTTGACATATTGAACGTATAATAGTAAAATGATATTTGTGAAAGTTTAAAATAATATTCAGTATTAAAGAATATCTGATAAATCACAATCAATACCAATAATCTTATCTACAATTCCTTTTTCTTTTGCTTCATCTGGGAACATATAATATTCACGATCCTTGATTTCCTCAAGATATTCTGCAGTCATATTTGTATGTTCTACCATAAAATCATTCAGATGTTGCTCTAATTTATCATAAAATTTCTGAATATCTTTACCTTTATTAGATGAACTTACATATCCAGTCTGTCCATCATGATAAAGAACTACTGTATTTGGGAAGCAGTAACGTTTATGTCCTGCGGCCAGAATATAACATGCCATAGAAGCACATTTGGCAAATCCCACTGTAATAATTGGAGTAACAGATGTCTTAATAGAGCTTAATACCTGGTACCCGGAAATAACATCACCACCATCTGAATTGAGATAGAGATAAATTGGTTTCCTACATGATGCCGGAAGTGCCTTATCCTCTTTATTCCATTTCATGATCATTAAACATATATTTTCAATAACATTGTCATCAATAGTTTCGTTGACAATAATTTTTCTTTCTTTTAAATGCTCCTTGATAGTGCTCTGATAGAGACTATCGTCTTCTAAAATGTCTAAAAATTCCATATTCCTTGTTCTCCTATAAATAAATAACCATATCTTTTGATGAAACAATCACTTTAAATGATTTGTTTTCTTTAGATATGGCTTCTTTTAAGTCTTCCTTTATACTGTTTTTCGCGACAACAGATCCGTGAACTAAAACTAATTTTTCTGTATTTACCTTCGATCCAAATTCAATTAGTTCATTTCTATTGGCATGACTTGAAAATGTACTTAAAGAAATACAGTCAGCTTTATTTTCGACCTTATCGCCACTAATTTTTATAAATTTATTTTCCTTATAATTTTTAATACGATAGGATAAATAAGAGTTGTCTGCTCCGGTATATCCACTAAAAATCACCATGCTTTTTTCATCATTCAAATATTCATGTAAATAAGAAAGGATCCTGCCGTTTGTACAGAATCCGGAACTACTTAGTATAATTTTTGGTGAATGATTTTTTACACATGCTAAGGAATCTTCTTTTTCTTTTATAAACTTCACATTCTCCCAATTGCATACACTATTCCATAATTTCAAATCGTCTTCAGATAGAAGAGTAGTATATAGATCACAAATATCACATGATAATATTGAATCAACTACAATGTCATATTTGAAATTTATATCATCATGAAAAATGTTATATAAATTGGTAAGAATTTCTTGTGTACGGCTGAAACTAAAACATGGCATGATTACTGTTCCTCCACGTTCTGTAACCGTATCAACTGCTGCTTTTAAATGTTCTAAATCAAATTTTCTTGTCTTTTTATTAATTCTGCCTGGTTCTCCATACGTACATTCCATAATAGTTACTTTATTAAAAGTATCTGGGATTTCAGTATTTGGAACATAATGATTTTTTGTATTAAGGGATCCAATGTCAGAAGTGTACAATATAGAATTCGATACACCATTTTGATCTTTAAGAATTAATTGAAGCTGTCTAGCTCCGAGACAATGGCTATTTTCAAACCATTTAAAAGAAACTATTTCATCAAGAACATATAATTCATGTACATTATCATATTCATATATATAATTTAAAGTCGCAGCTACATCTTCTTCTGTGTAAATAGGAGAGTAGTTACGTTTATATTTAAATGATAAAGCATTTGCTTCACTCAACAATATAAAAGCACAATTATATAATAATGGCTTCATTAATTGAGCAGTTGCATGTGAAGCGATAATTTTTCCATTAAAACCTTCTTTTATTAACCTTGGAAGTAAACCAATATGATCAACATGTGTATGTCCTACAAAAACATAGTCGATCTCTGAAGGTTTAAATGGAAATTTCTGAGAATTGATATTATATGAATCCAGATAATTATTGTTTTGAAATAATCCGCATTCAAGTAATATTTTTTTTCCATTATATTTTATATAAGTGCAGCTACCTGTAACATCGTCAGCATTTTGACCTATAAAGTAAATGCCATCTTCTTTTTTCTTCCTGCCTATGTCAAACACCAACTTTCAAATTATTTTACTGCTTAAAATCGAAAATCTTTATCTCTCGGTTTTACAGTAAGAAAATCGGTCTGATTGATTGATTCTCTGTATCTGTTTAACATCTCGACACTACGAACATGCTCTACAAGAAAATAGCTTTTTGCTTTACTTTTATGGTGCTTATTACGTACACGCACATCAAAAGCTCTTCCATGACTACGCAGATATTCTGCTTCTTTTTGACTGATATTTACCAATTAAGTTTCCTCACTTTTATATATTTGTAGACTCAAAAGGCTCATTATCTGTTGCAATCAGAGACAAAACCTTCTAATAAACCTAATCCATGTGTATACACATCTCATAGTAAAACTTATCTACCTGTTTTATGGAGTTTTGATTTAATTTGTCAACCTAGTGGGAGAGGAAGGACTCGAACCTTCGATGTCTCTTTGTGGGGGATTTACAGTCCCTTGCCTTCGCCGCTAGGCTACTCTCCCTTGTGTTAAGATGGGCAGCTACCCTTATCGAATATATAACCATAAATGGAGGTCATATATTCTGTTGGAACCTTAACTTTCCATATAATTTTCGGTAAAATTATTAAAAAACTTAGCCGCGTCTCGTCCTGACTAAATCCCGCCAGATTTTTTCGCTACAAGGTATCTGGAACTTACCTAACACGCCCCCAAAGACTCGAACTCTGACTAACCGGGTTGGAGCCGGTTGTACTACCAATTATACGAAAGGCGTAAATAAAGGTGACTAATGGGATTTGAACCCATATAAGGCGGAACCACAATCCGCTGCATTGCCAAGTCTGCCATAGTCACAACGCTGCACACAGGATTCGAACCTGCAAGCCCTTTCGGACCAACGGTTTTCAAGACCGCTTCCTCACCAACCCGGACATGCAGCAAAATAAAAGGCAGGAAATTGATCCTGCCTTTCAACCGGAATCAATCCGGTTATCTTTATATTCATGATATGCTACAATCACATAACATAGAGTTACATGGTAGGGTTTTCACCTACGAATTCCCACAGGAGGTGGGCTGTAATCTACATATCTTGTAACGCAAAGCAGAGTAATCGAAACTCAATCCAATATAGGATCACATGACTTAGCAGGTCAGTTCCACACCTAGTGAATTTACTTTGCAAATGGACGGCTCCACGGAGAGTTGAACTCCGGACTCCTGCGTGACAGGCAGGTGTTATAAACCGCTTAACTATAGAGCCAAAATAGGAGGGGAGAGAAGGACTATACAATCCTTCTCATAAACAAAATGCGTAACCAAACAAATCAAAAGAAAGTATAATACTTTCAAATACTACTTCTGGGACTCGAACCCAGACTCCATTATTGGAAGCAGATCTTAAGTCTGCTGCGCCTGCCAATTACGCCAAAGTAGCAAAAAAAATGTCCGGTACGGGATTTGAACCCATGTTACCGCCTTGAAAGGGCAGTGTCCTATACCGCTAGACTAACCGGACATATTCATCTGGGAAGCAGAGGTGCTGCCCCTCTTTTTATTTTATTACTTACTAAAACACAATTATCCGCGGCTCGTGTTCGTTCAGACCTATTCAAAAAATGCCGCATTTCTATCATAAGTAGCCTCGTATTGGCACTTCCCATATATTTAAGCTGGAAAAGCAGGAGTTGAACCTACATTTGATTCGCGAGATCATGTTTTGCCAGTTAAACTATTTTCCAATATTTTTTATTTATGCTGAGATTACACATAAATATAGAAGCTCTTTCGAAACATTATGGTTTCTTTTCTTATCCACTATACGCCGCTTCGCGCACATATAGTAAGCTTCAACAACCGCCTTGTTTAAGAGTGGCATTTCTCTTTAGCCGCATAACTACTCTGTTGTCATCATTCCATCGACGCCGCCGCGCCACAAAGTTCCGCTAAGAACACTGTGCAGAATCGGACAAACATATCAGAGTCTTGCGAGACTCATCAATGACCATATTGCATAAAATATACTATGGTATTAGGCTGCTTTCGTTATGCAGAGGTGTAGACTTTCGCTGTAGAATAATATAATATCAAATATCACACTTGTAGTTTTTATTAAATCCTTTGAAAATTCAATAAGTATAAGTAATTATTTATTATCTGAAAAGTCTTCTCTACTGAAGATGTGCTACACCAGACGCTCCGATCCCTTTTGAGGATAAGAATACATCACACCTTCATATCGTTCGGTTATTATCCCTACTAAATGTCCATACAAGCTAATTTGGCACATACCAATTCACTTATACAAATGGCTATCACCTTTGCTTAATAAATGCTCAGATTGAATAACCTCCTGATTCACCATCATATCTTCACAGTTTGCATGAACTATCCAGTTTGCGGCCGGAAAGTGTTCCTCAGCAGTCGCCCTTGGACCACCTTATCGTTCCCTGTTTCATGATACTATTTCCGCATAGGATTTAATCTTTTCACTTACCTATACGAAACGAGACCTTTTGAGTCTCTGGCATGTCAGTTTTGCTTAGATTGACTGCAATATAATTGCTTATACCGCAGCGACAGTGTGTAAATCTGCCTTTATACGCCTCACAGCGCACTATCGGAGCCAAGCCTCCATAATGTAATTAATTAAACAGAAAGGGTTGGCATATACATTTGTATATGACAAATAGCGGGAGATGGATTCGAACCATCGTCTCTAGGGTATGAACCTAGCAAGGATCCACTCCTCTATCCCGCAGTTGGAATGACACGATTTGAACGTGCGATGTCCTGGTCCCAAACCAGGCGGATTGCCAAACTATCCTACATTCCAATATAGAGCCTGTATTTCTACAGGCTCAAAGTATTATTTACGCATTAACAGCGTCTTTAATTGCCTTACCAAATTTGCATTTTACTGCGTTCTTTGCATCGACCTCAACAGATTCACCTGTTCTTGGGTTACGTGCAATACGTGCATCCTTATGTACAACAGAAAGAGTAACACCATCCATCAGTTTTACCTCATCGCCTTCAACCAGCGCACCATATGTTACGTCCTGCACAGCTTCCATAATTACTTTAATATCTTTCTGTGTATTATTTGTTGCTTCTGCAACAGCCTTAATTAATTCAACTTTATTCATTGTTAGTTCTCCTTTTTCTCATAAAAATAATAGTTATATAAAGCAAAAGCAGTGTACCGACCAGCACACTGCCTTGAATTATCAATATTTAATTTTCAATTATTCGCTGAAAATGTTTGATGCAATTTCAGCTCCAAGATCGTCTAAAGTACAGAAGGAATTGATATATGATACCATTTCATTGCCGTCTTTATCTTCGCGCTTGATTTCAATTCCTTTACATTCAGGATTTTTACAAGCCATAACATTACCATGTATATATGTCATTGGGGTGCCACATGCTTTACACTTATGTTTACTAAGAAATCTTTCCTGCTGTTCTTTTAATTTCTTCTTATCAGAAGTTTTCTTTGTCACGGGCTTCATTCCCCATGCAGTTCTCATTTCTTCAAGTGATGTAAAGTGTTCTGTTGTCCCTTTGGACATTCTATAATTACTCATGATCTTTCTCCTTGTAGTCAAATATATTTGATTTTTTTAGCCGTGTATTTAACGCCCACGGCAGGCTACTACACAAAAAAAAATTCGAATCCCATATTTAAACACGCATTGGAGACAGCGCGGAGAGTTTCGCTTTTCTTCAAACAGCTGTCTGCATACATGTACACATATCCTGCGCAAAATATGTGCCTGAAGATGCAACGAAGCGAAAAGTTATTCCCCTCATATACC